TCATTTATTGAGTTGGTTTTTGAGTTGTTGATTCTGATCTGAGAGAATGTTTATTGTTTTGTTCTTTTCGTTGATAGTCTCCTGAAGCGTAGCAATCGTATCCACTAATGTAGAGATACGATCAAGGTCAGTCGGAGGGGCTGGTTTTATCATCATCTCACCTACGCCTCTCATCAGCCATTCGGCAGAAATATCTCCAAATGTATTAAGTATAGCAACGATGGTCTCCATGCTGATAGCGCGGAGGCCTTTTAGTTGTTTGTCGAGAGTCGGCTGTTTGAGGCCGCACTTAATGGCAAATGCCCTATCGGACAGTCCATAGAATGAAATTATAGCGCGTAAACGTTCAATCACGGTTCTAAAACTTAAAAATTGTTAAATATAATCCAAACGGATTAATTGCATTTGGTAAATAAATCCATTTGGATTAACTTTGCAGTGTGGTTCAAAACTAAGGGCAAATATAACTCTTTTTGGTGAGCCTACAAAATTTAACATTAACGAATTAGCATAAATTAATGACACGCGAAGAGTACAACAACCGCACAAACGCAGATGTAACCGAGGACGAGTTCTCGTTCATCAACCGCGTTTACATGGCCGCAGGCGATAGCATCGACAAAGACCAGTTCTGCAAAGACATCAAGACCTCTGGCATCAATCCCACAATCGCATCTCTTACCGAACACGTAGAATCCGCCGAGGCTCAAATCGTGGAGTTCAAGCAGACGCTCCGCAGGCTCGCAATCTTCATTGCCAAGCAGGCCGAAGAAACCTCGTCAACGGCACTCCGCAAAAAAGCCATTCAGATGATGGGCGCCAAAGAGTACATCACCTGGAAAATTGACAATGGCAAAAATCTCTGGCAACTCGACCTCGAACTAATCAAGGAAATAATCAACGAATAATACTAACCCGGGGAGGGCAACCTCCCCACAATCACCGCAAACAATGGGATACACCACCTCAACCGAGTATGAGACTGCACAATCACGCATCTCAACTCTCCTCGACCAAATCGGCGAGCAACTCCAAGCAATCGCAACAAGTCCCGAGGGTTCAACCGACGTTGACAACGTAATTGCCGAGCAAGATAAATCATTCTTCATCTTCAAGCAGAACGAACTCATATCTGCCTACCGCGACCGCGACGTACACGATGACCGCGACACTTACATCGCCAAACTTGAAGAGGAACTTACCAAAGCTAAAAATCAAGCAAAATCTGAGAGTGAACGCTGGTACAAAGAATATGTAATCAACCAGCAACTCAAATCCGCTCTCAAATCGCTGACCGCCGTCCTCGTTGAGGACTAATCTCTGCCAAGTCAACCAACCATTACGGCGCTCAGGAGAGAGCATTGCCGAGGGCCAAGAGAGGCCCGACATTTTAGGGAGTATCACACGCGGTGAGTGTGGCCCGGTCTGACCCGGGTGCAGGTGAATAAATCGGCCGATGAACAGCCTGCAAGCAAGTTCGACTCTTGCACTCCCAACTACCAAAGAAGAGAACCTTGACGTACTGGGAATTCCGTTGCATAGCGATCAGGCCAAGCGGATGATGCCGATGCAACGATGAGCGACACGGAAGGCCGTGCTCGCGGTAAGAATTAACTCTCCGTGCTTATGCCGAAAATGACGGAGAGCGAGATGAGGCGTGTCCACTCGTGGCAAATGGACCGAGTAACAACTTTGATTCTAATTTGGCACCTGCCAGAATAATCATATAGCAAAGAATGGTATAGCTCAGATGGCCAGAGCGTCGGGTGAATAACCCGAAGGGCGCCGGTTCGAGTCCGGCTACCATTCCCAAACCAACCCCCAATACGATATGGAGAAAATAATAGACAACGAACTGAAGCGCGGTGAAATGACCGCACTCATTAGAGGTATGGCAGTCGGGGATATTCTCCGATTCCCTATTACAAAGCATAACTCAGTCAGGAACACCGCAACAAACAACCTGCTCGTTGAACGTGCCGAGGGTTGCCGTTGGTCGGTAAATGCTGACATTCCCAATAAGCAATCAGTAATAACCCGAATTTCATAACTTATGAGCGGACATATTACAAGCGTCAACCCCAAAGAGATATTGCTGGAGAATATCATGGCCACGATGTCGAGATTCACTTTCGGTAAGGAGATGGCCGCAACAATCGTAGGTGGCGAGTCTAAACTTCTCGCCCTTATCGCAGATGGCTCCATAGAATGTGAGAAAACCACCAAGAGCCAAAACGGCAAGTGGTTCTGCAATGCAGCTCAGGTTCTCAAACATTGCCGGAACACACGCCCCACACGCAATCGAAAATAAACATAACACCACACATCATTATGACCCTATCAAAGAAAATTGCGGCTAATATCGTCATCTTTTTAGCCTGCATCCCCTGCATACTCATCTTCAATGACGGCCCATCGGCATTGCCGAATTTAATAGGCATTGCCTATGCTTGCCTACTCTATAAGTATGGCAACCGAATCGCCCCCAATTTCGTCATCGAGTACAACAAGTACATGGACGAGAAGATTAAGGAATGGGATGAGGAGTGGGATTAACCCTATTGCCGGGGAGTTGTCGGTCTGAGACTGGCAATAGCGGTGATAGCGAGTTCGACCCTCGCCCCCGGCGCCACGGCATCGCGAAGATGTCATTATTTATGCAAACCATAGCGCAGCGTTAAGAGAGCCCGTGAGGGTCGGCAGCGTGGTTCAAAACTTGACAGCCGGGAAAGACCGGCACATTTGGAGCAGTGGCGAATATTGACAACCGCAAGGGAATACGCGCGATCCCTCTATTGCAGGTTTGAATCCTGCCTGTTCCACAGCTTGCAAGAGTGCGCAATCTTGTAATGACTGCCAGGAAAGACTGACGGGCTCCGATAGTGTAACGGAAGCATTGCCTGACGAGGAGGTGCGAGTTCGAATCTCGCCGGAGTTACTACATCATCAATAACACATCATCAAAATGGCAAAACACCAAGAGACAGTCAGTGCAGGATCTCGCCTGTACTACTTCGACGTGCGAGAGTCCGCCAATGGTGAAGATTACATCACCATTACCGAAATGAACACTCGCACCAAGCAGCGCAACTGCATATATCTCTATCCCGAGAACATTGACAAGTTCCGGGAGGCATTGGATAGAGCAGCCGCAAATGTCAGTAAACGTTAAGGCATAAAAATGGCGGTTCAAAAATTTGTGTAACTCGCTCATCTGCACTAACTTTACAGTAGTTAATCAACTATAAGTCAAACCAAATTTACTCCTATTATGGAAGAAAGTAACATTACAATCCCAACGGCGCAGACCTTTATGAGCGCGGAAATCAAAGACATTGCCGCCGCTCTCTCTGCTCTCCAAGGCTCAATCAAGCAGCCTAAACTCAACAAGGAAGTCGAGGTCAAGACAAAGACCGGCGGCAAGTACAAGTTCAAATATGCAGACCTCTCCGCTTGCGCGGAAGCCGCAGCACCTGCTCTCAAAGAGAATGGCCTTGCGGTGTCGCAAATAATCTGCAACTGGACCCTCATCACTCTGCTCACTCACAAGAGCGGCCAGTGGATTAAATCAGAGTTGCCAATCTCACTCCCTGGCAATAGTGTGGACTATCAGGCACTCGGCTCGGCAATCACCTACATCAAGCGTTATTCCTACTGCGCCATCCTCGGCATTGTTGCCGACGCTGATGATGATGCCAATGCCGCCTGCGGAAATGAGGCCACTTTCAAAGGTCAATCCAACACCTCAACCGCCGCAGCCGCTTACACCGGTGCCCAACTCCAAGAGGCTCTTGCCAGACTCAACCAATGCAAAACCAAGCCCGAGGCAACAGCCCTCTGGAACGAGTTGAGCAAGACTTGTCCTGCACTCTGCACAAAATCAAGCGAGTTCTATAAAGCAGTAGCAACCGCACTCCACACACTCCCCGAACAATGAAAATAGCACTTACCCAATCGCCGGTGGTTTTCAGCGAGAATCCGCACGGCTACCGACTTGGGGATAAGAGAATGAGCGGCATCACGTCGCTCATTCATCAAGTCCTCCAACTCGGAATATATCCCGAGGCCAGCGAGTTTGTCAAGAACGTGGCCATCCCTCGCGCTGGCGAATACGGCACTGCCGTACACCACGCCATTGAAGAATACGACAACCTCGGCATCAAAGTTACAGCACACCCCAAAAGTGAACGCTTCCAAAACGGCCCGGGCGATGAGTTCTGGAATGTGGAAGATGAGCTTGAAACCTACATCAAGCATCGCCAAGGGTTTGAGCCCGTCGCAAATGAGTACACAGTCAGCGATGAAGTGCGCTACGCCTCCAACATTGACAATGTTTGGATGAAAGTAGACACACAAGGCATTTGGCTGATTGACACCAAGACCAACAACCTCAACTACTACCCCGGTGGCGAGGCCGCCCTTCAGGAGTATCTATCGTGGCAGTTGTCGGTCTATGCCTACCTCTTTGAGCGCCAAAATCCCGAAATCAAAGTCGAGGGTCTTGCTTGTAATTGGCTACGGCACTCTGACGGCGCATTTTGGATTATAGAGCGCAAGCCCGACAATCTTGTTGAGCTGCTCCTCTCCGTGCCATGGATACATACCGATAACGGCTTTATCTACGATGGCAGCGAAGTGTCAAAAATCCTCCTTGGAGAAACGGCACTCGTTCCTGCTCCGAAAGTGCAGCTCATTCCACAAGAGTTGGTGCAGTTTATTTACCAAACCACGCGGCAAGCCGAAGAAGCAAAGATAATCCTTGACGAGATGAAAGCCAGACTCCGCCAAGCGATGGAGTCCAATGCCGTCAAGTCGTGGGATAGCGGTATGTTCAAAGCAACCATCGCGAATGACAGCGTAAGTGAGACCTTTGACACAACGCGCTTCAAGAAGGAGCACCCCGACCTCTACAAACAATACCTTAAACAAACCACTCGCAAGGGTGGCTTCACAATCAAACTCCGAGACTAATGGAAATCATAGGAACTATTAAAGAGGTGTACCAACCACAATCAGGCACCTCCAGCAAAGGCAACGCCTACACCACTCAAACAATCCTCATCACCTACGGCGATCAGTACCCCAAAGACCTTGCGCTTACGCTGATGAATAAGAACGTGGAAACCTATGGCGCATATCTTCGCCCCGGTCAAAAACTCAAATTCTCCTTTGACGCATCGTCAAGAGAGTACAACGGTCGCTTCTACACTGAGTGCACAGTCTGGAAAGTAGAATCTCTCCAAGAACAACCGCAGTCACAACCTTATCAAGCAGCGCCTATGCCAGCTCCTGCTCCGATGCCCTCTGCGCCCCCTCAACCACAACAGGCGCAGCCGCAGATGCCCAACTACGGACCTCACTACGGAGCACAGCCCCAACAACCATATCAGCAACCGCCAAGCGGCCAAGGTTATCCTACCGCTGACAATCTCCCATTCCCCCGACAGTAAAAGATGGAAGTTGAACTCGTGAAAAAAGATGGCAACGTGAGCATAGAGAAGTCCTTTGACTATCTATGCTCACGCTTGTCTAATGGGGTCTATACATTAAAAATTGTCCGTAAGTCCAAGCCTCGCACCATATCGCAGAACTCGTTGATGTGGATGTGGTTCAAGTGCATGGAAGAGCAGACCGGGCAACCGAAAGAGGATTGGCACGACTACTACGTTGCCAAGTTTCTATCTCGTCAAGTGATGATTGGAAACAATCTCGTATGGGTGCCCGGACGCAGTTCTTCTCTCAATACTATCCAAATGACAAACTTTCTCAATAAGGTTCAGGCAGATGCGGCAACGGAATGGGGTATGAATCTTCCTCTACCGGCTGACCGCTTTTTTGCTGACTTCGTTGACGAGTACCAAACCCGATAATACAAACTCATTATGTCAGACATTAAAATCCGCAAGGCCAAACTTGCCAAAGGTGGCACAGTTGAGGCGTCGTTCTATGACCAGGACGGCAATGATGTAACCCTCAAAGGCAAAAATATCTGCCACCCCGACCTCAAAACGGCATTTGCCGGACTCATTCCTTTCCTCGCTGACCTCACAGAGCAGAAAGAGGCCGACCTCATCGACTGGGACAATCTCGATGAAGCAGATACCGTTGAACGACTTCGTTACCTTGAAGTGACGGGGTTCTCTGTCACTGATGATGATGTTAACCCAATGGTAACACTCATCGGCAAGCGCACACTCCGTACTTCAAAAGTTCTTAACCTCTGCGCCCCGGCAACGGCACTCACCGCCGACACCGAATCATACGAGCGTTGCGAGGATCTTGATACCGCTCTCCAAGTATGTATATATGAGGTGATGCAGTATATCACCGAGCGCAAATGGCAGGTAAAGCAGAATGAACTCAACTTCGACAACCCCGAAGACCCATTTGCAGAGGCCACACCAACTGAAGATGTTCCACTGCCCGAGGAGGTCGAACACGTTGCATAAGCGATGAAGCCTGTTTATGTCACTGAAACGCCCTCGGCTTTCCGGCTATCATTCGAGTTTGACCAGCGACTTATCGAGCAGATCAAGAGAATCGGCCGATATATTCCCGGCGAACCGAGATGGGATAGAGAAGATAGGGTTTGGATAGTAGGCAAAAAACAGTCACTTGACCCAAGCAAGGATGCCCGGTGGTTTGTCTTCGCATTTGCTCAGTGGGCCGTCAATAGCAAAATAGCATCGTGCGTCAAAGTAGCTACCGAGGCGCACGATGTTGTTTATGACATACCGCCGATGAAGCCGTTTGATGGCGAACACTATATGCTCCTAACCCCATACCAATATCAGTTGGAGGGCGTGAGATACGCATTGGACCATAAGCGTTGCATCTTTGGAGATCAGCCCGGACTTGGCAAGACGCTTCAGGCCATCTGCGCCGTGGTCAAGGCTCATCGGGAGGCCCAACGCTACGGAGAGTCTTTCCCTACTCTGGTAATATGCCCCGCATCGTTGAAGATAAATTGGCAGCGAGAGTTCAAGAAGTTTGCCGGACTTGATGCAATAATTCTTGATGACCGCAACCGCTACGACTGGCACCGCTTCATAGAATTAAAGAACGGCGCCGGCGAATCAATCTCAAACGTGTTCATTGTGAACTATGAGAGCCTGCGCAAATTCTTCGTTACCGAGGTTAAGCAGTCATCTCGCTTCACTCTTGCCTCCATAAAATTTGATGAACGCATTAGGTTGTTCAAGTCAGTAATTATAGACGAGAGCCACAAATGCAAATCGACAAAGACCCAGCAAAGCAAATTTGTTGAGGGAATCTGCCGAGGCAAGCAATGGATATTTGCGTTGACCGGCACTCCTGTTGTCAACAACAACACCGACCTTATTCAGCAGCTCAAGATACTCGGCCGATTGGAGGACTTCGGCGGATACAAGCGTTTCACCACCCAATTCTGCGACGGGCCCAAGCAATCTTCAAATCTCCGTCGGCTCAACTATATGTTGTGGATGACCGGCTTTTTCCGTAGGGAGAAGCAAAAAGTCCTCACTCAGTTGCCCGACAAGATGCGCCAGTACATCACTTGCGACATTACCAACCGCGAAGAGTACAACGCGGCGGAGAAGGACATCATCAAATATATGCGTCAGTACAAGAACGCGGATGATGATAAGATAGCCCGGACAATGCGAGGTGAGGTAATGGTAAGGTTGGGCCAGTTGAAAGCAATCTCGGCAAGAGGTAAAATCAAAGCCGTTTCTGACTTCATTCACGATGTTATCGACGGCGGTGAAAAGCTGATTATGTTCGCCTACTTGAAGGAGGTTGTGGACGCTCTCAAAAAAGAGTTCCCCGACGCTGTAACAGTTACCGGATCTGACAATGTGGCTCAAAAGCAGAACGCCGTTGACCGCTTCCAGAATGACCCCGACTGCAAGCTCATAATCCTCAACTACAAGTCAGGCGGTACGGGATTGACCCTCACGGCATCCTCCCGAGTCGGCTTCATTGAGTTCCCCTGGACTTACAGCGACTGCGAGCAGGCAGAAGACCGAGCGCATCGCAACGGACAAAAGAACGCAGTGAATTGCTATTACTTCCTCGGCGATAAGACCATTGACAACTATATGTATCAAGTCATCCAAACCAAAAAGAACATTGCCAATGAAGTAACAGGCACCACCACCCAAATTGAAGAGGATGCGGTTAACATCTGCATGAATCTTTTCAAAGACCGGATATGAGAAAGAATTTCAAGATGCTTGTGCGCCACGGCACTGTATATCTGCTCAAATATGAGATTGGCCTGTTTGGCCCTGATTGGAGTTCCATTGCCAGTTTCAGTGAGGATTGCAGGCCAGAGTGCAAGCGTATAGTGCAGCTCTTGAATGAATGTGACCGTAAAACCAATAAGTATAACGATAATGACCGAGAAGGAAATACTTGAAGTAGAACGTGGCTACTCAGAGAGCAAGATTCAGCATATTTGCGTCAGTTGGTTCCGGCAGACCTTCCCCGAGGTCGGCAATCTTTTGTTTGCCGTTCCTAATGGTGGTTGGCGAGGAGCCAAGGCTGGCGCAATGATGGTTTATGAGGGTCAGGTCAAAGGTGTTGCCGACCTCATACTCTTGTTCCCCTGCGGTGGCAAGGCTTCGCTCTGCATAGAGATGAAAGTCCCAAAGCACAAAGGGAGCAGCGCCGGCAAGCAGTCGGCACATCAGCAAGAGTGGCAGGTTCTCGTTGAGAGCCACGGCAGCGTTTATGTAGTCTGCCACGGCATCATTGAGTTTGTCAAAGCGGTTTGCACTTATTTAAGCACCGATCCGCAACCATACATCAACAAGGTATTAAATCAATATCCACTATACCGATGACATATATTGACCTAATAAATTCTTTTTGGAAGATACACGAGAACGTGTCCTTCAGCCCGCATGATGTGGCGCTGTACTTCTATCTGTTGAAGGAAGCGAACCGTCAGGGATGGCCGGAGCCGTTTGTGTGTCCCAATAGGGTTTTGACTTTAGGCTTGAATATATCGGATGTGACATTGATACGGTGCCGCGATCGTTTGGCTGCTTATGGTGTGATAGAGTACAAATCGGCAAAAGACAGACGCAAGCCACCCTCTTACTACTTTACTACGTTAAGTAGAGATGTTAGCAGAAGTGTTAGTAGAGATGTTAGTAGAAGTGTTAGTAGTACTGTTAGTAGAAATGTTAGTATTAATAAAGATATAAAGACTATAAGACCTAAGAATAAATCCCCTATATCCCCGGACAAGCCGGGGGAGGGTGTGTTGGATTTGGGGTTAGATGAACCGAAAAAGAAAAAAACAAAATCACGCACTCTGCAAGAATCACCACCGGCCCCAACGCTTGAAGAAGTCAAGGCTTATTTCCTCTCCCAAAGTGCAGACACCCGAATTGATGATTGGGAAGCCGAGGCAGAGATATTCTTCAACAACTTTGATGCAACTGACTGGGTAGATGCCTCCGGCCGAAAAATAAAACGCTGGGACAGCCGCGCCAATCGGTGGATCCTGGAAAAAGAACAACGCAAAAAATCGCATCATGTCACACCCCCTACAACTCGACCAGATACTGCCGCCGATGAACGGCAACAACGGCAATTCGATATTGCAAGTTATGTCGCCCACAACATCGGCAATAACGCAAATCACCCCGGCGGCACGGGAACTGATGTGCCAATTTAAGTCCCCCGACAACTTACTCAGCGTATTCAATCCAACTAAGCAGATTGACTACACTCTGGATCAGCGCCGGGCCTATCTTGGCAAAGCACCTACGTTGGGGCTTGTGAGCAAGACGTTCGCCTATGGCACCGCCAAGTCCTGGACAGCAATTCAGTTGTGGAATCTTGCTGAATTCGCCGGTTGCAAAACCAAACTCTCCATTGAGCAAATAGATGAACTCGCCCAAATAATTTGCAATGAATACGGATATCTGAAGCTGACTGAGCTGATGGATTTTTTCCGGCGCTTCAAGTCTGGCGAATATGGGAAATTCTATGGGGCAGTTGACCCGATGGTTATTACCTGCGCTCTTCGTGAGTTCATCAAAGACCGCAACACTATTCTTGCGAGGTTTGCTAAGCAAGATGAGGAAGAGCGCCGGAGAAACGACCCGGAGTACATCAAGTATCTCCAGCGGTATAAGGCACGTGAGAGGATGTGCCGTTTCTATGCCATCAACTTTCGGTCAAAAGATTTCACGTTGGATGAGTTTGCCGAAATATGGTGGCTTTTCAACTTAGGCTATGAAAGGAAAAATCATGGATACAACGAATGGTAAACATCAGCTATGGGTCAGTTGGCACACAAGAGATGCCGAGGCCATTGAGCAGATACGCCGTTATTTCGGAATGCCCCATTACACCACCATCAACGGACTGACACCCTGCGAGATTGACTCAAAGGATATGGCGATGCTGAAAGAGACAGCCAAGCGCGGTTTCCTTTCAATCATCAACGAAAAATGGTGTAAAAATGGTGGAGTTTATTCTTTCATATCTCGTAAATAATGACTAACTTTACAGTATAACAAACTACAAGTCAAACCATTAAAATAAACTCTATGGAAGTTCAAAACATTCCTATTGGCGAGGTACACCCATCACCGATGAACCCTCGCAAGACATTCGACGAGGATGCGCTTCAAGAGCTTGCCGACAATATCCGTCAGCAAGGACTAATTCAGCCCATCACCGTCAGACCACGCATCATTGAAGGCACTGAGCCGGGCAGCGGTGACGCAGTGGCAATCCCAGACGGCTACGAAATCGTATGTGGTGAGCGTCGCTATCGCGCCTTATCTGCCCTCAACAAAGAGAACCCGGAGCAGTGGGCCACAATCGCCGCAATCGTGCGAGAGATGACTGATGACGAGGCTTTCGATGCGATGATTACCGAGAACCTCCAGCGCAAAGATGTTGACCCCATTGAGGAAGCCTACGCTTTCGGGCAGCTTCTTGAAAAAGGCAACACCGCCGAAGAGGTTGCGCTTCGCTTCGGCAAGTCGGTAAGATTCGTTCAGGATCGTGTCAAACTCAACAACCTCATTCCGGAACTGCTTCTCAAAGTGAGAGACGGCTCTATGGCCATTGCCGCCGGCATGGTAATCTGCAAGTTTGAGGAAGCCTCGCAACGCAAATTCCTCAGTGCCTACGGCAACTATGAGAAAATAGGTAAGGATGTTGCAAACCGCTTCACCTCGTCCGAGTTCATGATGCTCAACCGTTCATCCTGGCATCAGAGCGACAACCAAGCCGACGAGGATTTTGAGGGAGGCTGTGACACCAAATGCAGTGAGTGCCCTCTCAACACAACCAACGCCAACTGCCTGTTCTGGGAGATGAAGGCCACTGATGATGGCAAATGTACCTGCCGACCTAAATTCGAGGCCAAGCACCGAGCCTACATTCTGCATTTCATTGGCGAGATTGCAGAAGACCTCGTCAAAAAAGGAGATGTGCTTGAGTATGGCAAAACGGTTCTCATTGACACGGCAAGCTGTTGGAACACCGACGCACAGAGAATCCACGATGAAGTCATTGCTGACATCAGAGAGAGAGGCTTTGAGGTAGTAAAGCCGGACGAGGTTTTCCGTAGCCGCGTCTATTATCCTGCCACTGATGACCGCATCCCCGAGATGCTCAAAAACGGCGAGTGCTACCGTTGCATTGACATATTCAGCAACGGCGAGTTGCCCTCTCCCAAAGTGGCTCACTACTACATCAAGCCTATCTCAAAGGACGCTCCCTCCACTCCCGGCGAGGTTGCGCCACCGGAGGCCGTGAAACTCGTTGGTCAGTACAAACGCAACCTTGAAATTTGCAACGAGAAAGTCGGAAAGAATCACGCAGACATGGCAAAAGAGATGGGAACGACGCGCCGCCGCGGCCCACTCAAAGACGAAGAGCAGATAGGATTTGACGCACTTATCCTAAGTCAACTCCCGGCAGAGTTCTTCTCCAAGTATTACAAAATCTGCCAGTCCTCGGGTATGCGTCCCACAGTCCAACAACTCTACGACATCGCCAAGGGCAACGCTGATGACCGCGACTTGTGGTATCGTGAATTCCTGCGAGTAAAGATGAGCGAGGGTTGGTATCCCGGCTCACTTGCCGCTCACATCTGTTCCGAAGTTATGAGACTCTGGAAACCAGATGAAGTTCAGGAGTCGGATATGAAAATAATCCACGCCTCCGATAAAAAGAACGCTAAACTCAAAGAACGGCTTGAAGAGCTTGGCTACGATGTGTGGGGCAAAAAAATCAAGTCCGAGAAGAAAACCGACCAAGTCGAGCCGGTAATCCACGAAACCACCTCGGACAAATCGCTTATCGAGCAGTACGAAGAAATGAAGAAGAAGCACCCTGACTCAATTCTCCTTTTCCGTGTCGGTGACTTCTACGAGCTTTTTGAACATGACGCGGCCACAGCCGCAACAGTCCTCGGTATCACTCTTACTACCAAACGCACCAAGGGCAAAGAGCATCAGCTTGCCGGATTCCCTCACCACGCACTCGACACCTACCTGCCCAAGCTGGTAAGAGCGGGCAAGAGAGTGGCTATCTGCGAGCAACTGCAAGACCCTAAGAAAAAGAAATAATAAATCATCAAACCACCTACGGCACCAGTTCCCACCTCGGATATTGGTGCCGTCTTTTTACATCGTCAAATGAACTATCAAGATATACTTGAAAGGAAGAAAGTACGGCGTATCGAGTCGGGGTTTGATGCTCCGGATCTTAATCCCGCGCTGTTCGACTTTCAGCAATATTGCGTCCGCAAGATGCTCAAGATGGGCAAGGGGGCAATATTCGCCGGATGTGGCAATGGCAAAACTCTGATGCAGCTCGAATGGGCAAAGCGAGTGGCCGAGCATGAAGACAAGCCAGTTCTCATACTCGCTCCACTCTCAGTCAGCAAGCAGACCATCTCCGAGGGTGCCCGCTTCGGCTACCACATTGTCCTACACCGCGACCGCACGCCCGATGACAAACTCGTCATTACCAATTACGAACAGATTGAAAATATCAACAGAGAGGAATTTATAGGCGTGGTGCTTGATGAATCCTCAATACTCAAAAATTACACCGGCCATTACAAGAGGCTGCTTATTGAGGTTTTTGAGTTCATTCCTTACAAACTCTGCTGCTCTGCCACACCCTCACCCAATGACCTCAACGAGATTGGCAACCATTCCGAGTTCCTTGATGTCCTGGACGCTCAGGATATGCGCTCGCGGTGGTTCGTGCGTGAGGAGGGTATGAACAACTATCGACTCAAAGGCCATGCCAAATCTGACTTCTACGGCTGGATAGCATCGTGGGCCATTATGTTTGAGAACCCTGCCGACATAGGCTTTGTAGAGACCGGCAAGAAGTTCATATTGCCTCCGCTTAACTATATTGAGCACACTATCGAGTCAGCCCCCGAAGATGGTTGCATATTCGCTCAGGGCATAGTCAATGCCACCAACTTCAATGCCGAGCTTCGCAAGACAATGAAGGAGCGACTGGAGATGGCTGCAAAACTCGCTCGTGAGGCCGACGGCCAAGTCCTTATCTGGATAAAGCAGAATGCAGAAGGTGATATTCTCCGCAAGCTGCTTCCCGAGGCCGTAGAGGTCAGGGGCAATGATAAGGACACCGTAAAGGAAGAGCGGTTGCTTGACTTCGCCGCCGGCAAGTTCAAAATCCTCATTTCAAAAGCAAAGATATGCGGTTACGGCATGAACTTCCAAAACTGCGGCACTCAAATTTTTGCAGCCCCGGACTTTTCGTTTGAGGACTTCTATCAGCAAGTGCGACGCTCATACCGCTTCGGGCGTAAGGGAGCGGTCAACATTCACCTCATAATTACTGACTCAATGGCAAACGCAAGAGCCACGATTGAACGCAAACAAAAGAATTTTGAGGAGATGCTTCACGAGATTAACCAGAACGTGAATGAGAAGACATACGGACTCCTCAATGAATACGAATATCGGGAGTACAAAGATGACTTTGTATTCCTTATGAAAGGAGATACGACAATCGAGATAAAGAGAATCCCGGACAACTCCGTCGACCTCATCATCTTCTCGCCTCCATTCTCGTCGCTGTTCACCTACTCCAACTACATTCACGACATGGGCAACAACGAGAGCCACGAGGAGTTCTTCGCCCAGTATTCGTTCCTCCTTCATGAACTGTACCGCATATTAAAGCCCGGGCGCCTTATGTGCTGCCACACCAAAGACCTTGGCGTGTATAAGAACTCCGCCGGCTACACGGGTATGTACGACTTCACCGGCGAACACACGCGCCACGTCTTGGCCGAAGGTTTCAAACTACACTCAAAGGTCACTATCTGGTGCGACCCAGTTTTGGAGATGCAGCGTACCAAGACACAGAGACTGCTCTACAAGCAAGTGACTTCCGACAGCTCCAAGACCGGCATCGGAATGGCCGAGTACATCACCATATTCAAAAAATGGGAGGGCGATGAGGCCGACTGGGAGCCGATTCAGAACCTCAACAAAGAGAACTTCCCTCTTGAAACGTGGCAGAGGTGGGCCTCTCCGGTGTGGATGGACATCAAGCGCACTGACGTGCTAACAGCCTCCGAGGGGACTGCGATGGGAGATGAGAAACATATCTGCCCGCTTCAGCTTGAGGTAATAAATCGCCTTGTCAACCTCTGGAGCAATGAGGGCGAAGTTGTCTTTACTCCGTTTCTCGGCATCGGCTCGGAAATCTACGAGGCAGTCAAAAATAATCGCCGAGGCATCGGCTGTGAGTTAAAGGACAGCTACTTTGATGTAGCCGTCAAGAACATCAAAAAGATTGAGGCATCTGCCCAGCAAAAGACCCTGTTTGATTTCTAATGCTTAACGCCATGCACACTAACAAACCGCCTCCCTATGCACAATGAATCAAGTCAAACCATTCACTCCGTTGTGGGCTGTAATCAGTCATTACCACAACACCTCCACCAACGCATGATAGTCATAAACAACAAACTTGCCAAGGAGGTAATAGCCAATGCAATTGCCAGCGGCCGCGTCAGTCCCGACTCTTCGCCACGCGCTTTTATGCTCCAAGCCTTAATTCATCTCAATTTCGCGTTTGAAGTCAGGAAAGCGCCCGAACTCCTAATCCCAAAGGACTTCTCGCTTGATGCGTGGTCAAGTGCCGAAATTGCAACAGCCGAGACAATACATTGGCTCATTGCCTACCTGGAGAAAATCAACTGTACCAATATTGAACAGTTGCTAAGGGATGTTGCCGACTACCGCCAGCGGTATCCCGACTATCCCGAGGGGCAATGGCCATACGTCAAAGGCCCTAAGTAGGTTTGGTCAGAGACTGTTTAATGATGATGTAAAATTTAGATGAAGTAATAAACACCGATGATACAAACAATCCCAATCTCGCTCCTTGACTTCAACAAGGGGCAACTCAAAGGACTCCCGAAGAATCCCCGGTTCTTTCGGGATTATCGCTATGAAGCGATGAAAAAGAGCATCGCGGAATCGCCCGAGATGCTTGAACTGAGGGAGCTGATAGTGTTCCCATATCCCGAGGGCCGCTATGTGGTCGTATGCGGCAACCTGCGCCTGCGTGCCTGCAAGGAACTTGGCTACAAAGAGCTGCCATGCAAGGTGCTCGACCCGTCCACCGACGTAAAGAAACTCCGTGAATACGCCACGAAGGACAACGTGAACTTCGGTGAGAACGATATGGATGTAATGGCTAACGAGTGGGACAAAGACGAGCTCCAGGACTGGGGCGTTGAATTTGCTCCCGAGAAACCCACCGATGAGTTTAAGGAGAGGTTCGACGCGATCACCGACGAGAGCGCTGTCTATCCTCTCATTCCCAAGTTTGATGAGAAGCACGAGCTTTTCATCATATCCTCGGCCAATGAAGTTGACAGTAATTGGCTACGGGAGCGTTTAGGAATGCAGCGTATGCGTTCCTACAAGACTGGCAAAGTGAGCAAGAGTAATGTAATCGACATAAAAGACGTGCGCCATGCCCTTGAAGACAGTAATCCCAAGTCATAAGCGACACGATAGAGTGTTCGCCAAGAAACTGCTCACCGACCCGATAATCTGCGTTGCTGAGAGTCAGGCAGACCTATACCGACAGTTCAACCCAGAGTGCGAGATTGTGACCCATCCCGATGACATCATCGGCCTTGTTCCTAAACGGAATTGGATGGCAAAGCACTTCGGAGAAATATTCATGCTCGATGACGATGTTCACGCAGTCAAGAATCTAATGGCCGAGAAGGGCGAGTTGACGGTTGTTAAAGACCCTGCCGCCATTACGGCCATAATCCACAATCTCTATGAGATGGCCTGCCTGCTTGATGTTCATGTCTTCGGCTTCACCTCCCGAATATCGCCGGTGATGTATGATGAAACAGCATACCTCTCACTCTCGAATATGATTACGGGATGTTCCTATGGAGTCCGCTACAATAAAAACGTGTGGTGGAACGAGGAACTGAAGCTGAAGGAGGACTTCTGGATTTCGTGCTACATGAAGTTCAAGGAGCGCCGGATCTTGACCGACCTACGCTACAACTTCGCCCAGAAGGGCACGTTTATCAGCGAGGGTGGCCTTGCTTCAATCCGCAATCAGGAGGAAGAGAAGCGGTCAATCATGTTCATCAAAAAGCACTTCGGAGATAGCATCAATATGAAGGGCAAGACTCGCAATGGCAAGGACGAGACCCAGCAGCTCGTGGAGTATAATATCTCTTGCAAGTTCAAATTCTAACTCAAACGTCAGTAAAAGTTAAGGTGTAAAATGGCGGCAATTCTGTTGCCTGTCATCCGCTTTTTATGGTTAACTTTACTGAAAACAAGGAAATTAAACAACGAGTTATGATAATAAGAACTATTCAAGGATATGACTTCTTTGAGGTCAGCAGCGCAATGCAGAAAGCAATCCGGCGAGCCGATGCAAAGGTGGCCGGATTCTTCGCGCTGGAGCTGTGGTCAAGCGGTTATCTTGACTATGTGTGGAAGCGTCTGTTCACCATCAGCGCTGAGGACTGCTACGGCATCATCACAAAAGAGATTGAGGCTCTTTGGCAGGGCCACGAGTTAGTGAACAAGGGCAAGAAAGACCCCAAGGGCCGCATCTTCGTAAGCAAGGCCGTCATTCTCCTTTGCGAGTGTCGCAAGAGCCGAGATGCGGATCATCTGCAAAACCTCATCTATGACCGCAACGATGTGGAGGTGGATATGTGGATTGAAGATGTACGCCGCTATCCGATAGATATTCCTCCTTACACCTATGACGTGCATACCCGAAAGGGCAAGAAATATGGGCGCACCAAAGAGGAGTTCTTCCGAGATGAGTATGCGGCTCTATCACCACGTCAGCCCGGCCTCTTCGATGAGCTTGTACCGTGATTTGCCTTTGGTCGTTATGACAATTATTGACAAATGTTAAGGTGGTCATTTTCGGCGGATTGCGATTAAAATGGTGGCTGATTTACTGCCTGTAATCCGCTAATAATGACTATCTTTACATTATCAAAATAACATATAAGTCAAACCAAATAAACCCACAGATATGAAAACTCTTGAAGACCTCAAAAAACTCATTTCCACCATCGTGGAGCAGATTAAAAGCACTGACCACGAAATCGGAGAGTGCTATCCCGAACAAGATGAGGATGGATGGGGAATGTGCTGTGATTACACCGACAACTATTTCTCCTACGAAGAAGACGGGTGGATGATAGAAATTACATATCGCTGTTGCGGAGAGTGGGATTGTGACAGTGGCGATTATTGGACTCCTCCAAGCTGCGATTTGAGAAAAGCGTGGGGAGAGGTAACGGAAATCACCGCTACTCATTACGATGATGACACCGACGAGGAAACCGAGTTCAGCGAAGATGACCTTGATGAACTCTGGAAAGCAATCGACGAGGAACTTAAAGATATAGCATAAGTCAAACCAAATAAATATAAATCAAAATGACAGTAAAGGAACTTATCAAGGAACTCCATAAAATGGACCCGGAAAAATCCGTGTACTTCCGTGATGGCCGCAAATGCAAGGACGTCACTATGGTGACAAACTCACCTCACACAAACGGAATGCTCGTTGAACTCACCAACGAGGAGTGTAACCTTCCATACAAGAAGCCATGACCATAGAGGAACGAGACACGGCACGGGCCATTCAGACAATCGCCCGAGAGTTGAAGAAACCTGCAACCCCGACGCTCATTGATTGGGAGCAGCGCCGATATGAGATAGCGAAGGATATGCTGGCGGCATTCCTGTCAAACTCATGTCAGCAAATTTATATGGGTTCTTTCGCCGAACAAGCACAGGACGCAGTAAAATATGCTGATGCTCTAATTAACGAACTTAAAAGTCAAACCCCAAAAACCGAATAAGTATGGGATATAGCCTCCACGTAGCCACTACATATCAAGTGGAACACGACTTCAAAGTCACACCCTTTGACGGAAAGTCCAACGAAATCAACTCATTTCTCCAAAAACATTGCCCCGATATTTCTTGGGAGGATGGCCGGGACGCCTGCGAATATGCCTGCACTCTTGAAATTCCCAAGTCCGACCTCGGCAACCTCATCGGATGGATTTCAAATCACCGAGAAGAGTATAACGTGTGGGCCAATGAGAACGGTATAGAGCAGAGCGCCAACAAGTTCATTGAAATCATAGCTTATTGGATTGCCAATAGCGATCACCGCAACGACTTCGTTGCACTATCCTGGTACTGATATGGATATAGACCTCAACGGCTTCCATAGCCACTGTAAAAATAAACTCATGGGCGGCTTAATCATTCACAATGGCCGTTGTATGACTGAGAGAGAAACACGAATTGCGGTCAATTACGGCATCGCAATGGGTTACGAGTTGGCATCTGAAATTCCGACAGAGAAGATTGATGAAATATGCGACTCCCACGGCAATGAGGTTTGGATGGACCAATTTGATGACACCCCGGAGTTTATAGCACTCCCCGAACTTGAACGCGTCATCAGGAAACTCGCTGATTATCGGTGCAACTGTTGGGATGCCGAGGACATCATCACTCAAATAAAGGAAGAGCTGGATATTGTATGAGACCAATTAAATTCCGAGGCTACTCTGCAAAACAAAAAGAGTGGGTATATGGTAGCCTCCATATCTTTGAGGCACTACGCCAGCCGTCAAGCCCCAAAACCTACATCAGAGCAGGCCAGCACAACAAAGACTGGATTAAAGTAGAGCCAAATTCAGTCGGCCAGGCCACAGGCATTCTCGACGAGGACGGAGACGCAATCTACGAGGGTGACATTATTGAGGGCTGCTTCAAATATGAAGGACTTGGCGCTCATGGTGGTGTAATGCCTGACCAAGATTGCATAGTACATGGTGTTGTGGAATGGGTAGACTGCGGCCTAATGCTCAAACTCCTTGATTGCGAATATCCGCTCAGGAGTGACTTCAAAAAAGGCATTCTTGAATATATGCCATTTTCGGCTTTTGATGTCCCCGAATGCCTCAAAATCACAGGCAACGCATACGATAATCCCGAATTAGTAAAACCATATCAAAATGCAACTACCCTATAAACATGACGAGCCGCTGACCGCCGGCCAGCTTCGCAACAAACTCAAAGGCGTTTCCAATGACACGCCAATCTTCATCGTCCTTGACAAGAGCGATGAGAACTACGACGAGAATGGCAACCTCAAGTATGTTCACCCCGTGACCACCGTTGAGCGTGAAACCGTTTGGGATGAGTTTTCTGATTATCCGGAAAAGAACCTCATCCTCCACCTCGACGATAACTTTTATGAGCACTACGAGATGAAAGCGAAAGGAGGTGAGAAATGATTGAAGAGATAACGGGATATGTTGTCACTTGTGATGAATGTGGAACATCACTCTCTTTCAACGACTCAGATCAGGCAGTATTTGAAGATGACTTCATTGCCGAACAAGTAGCCGAAGAGTCGGGGTGGCGCAAAGTCCCTGGCAAACTGCTCTGTGAGGACTGCTATCACGATTACCTCAATCGAGAAGAGGAAGGAGGTGAGCAATGAGTGTCTTTGGAATTGGAGTAGAGTTCGGATTCGGACTTTGTTTCGCAATCTACATCTGTGATATAGCAGAAAAGGTCGGCAAATATTTAATCAATAAATATTGGAAAGGAGGTAAGGAATGAACAATAATGAATTATGCAACTACAATATGTCGGTCGCATTGAAAGTGGCCGGGTTTAATTGGCCAGTCGCAAACGCCTTTAGCCAGAAGATAAGGCTTGAACCATTCTCTATGGGGAATCTTAAAGCCATATCTTGTAAATCTCCGAAGAACTTCAATGACAATCGAAAGGGTTCTGGTGATGGAGTGCTGTTCCATTCTCGCCCTACGATTCACACTGCCGCCAAATGGCTTCGTGAAGAACTCGGCGTGGATCTTGTTATCAGCCCGAGATTCAACAGCAGAACCGGTGACCGCATCGGCTACTTTTGGCGATGGAGTCAGCGTACAGATGTCAATATGAACCCCAAAACGCACAAGTCATACGAGGCGGCTTTAGCCGACGCAATCTCGACAGTCCTTGATATGTTCACTCTTCAAAAATGTGATGAATTATGAGTAAAGCATATTTAGCTGACATCAGCGACCTGCAATTGGAGCGTTGGCTCCGCCGGCGCAATGCAGGGCAAATCGTTTGGCGCACCAAAGACGGCAAGGTCATCCCCATTAAGGATATGACAGATGAGCACCTCGCCAACACAATCGCAATGATTTCCAGAAACGAGCGTGAGAATTGGGAGTATAATGAGGCTCGCGGTTCTTGCTCCGAAGAAGACTTACGGATATGATAAAGCTACTTTACATCGACCTCTTTTGCGGCGCCGGCGGCACATCCACCGGCGTTAATTCTGCCCGTCTGGGAGGTGAGCAGTGTGCGAAAGTGATAGTCTGCGTCAATCACGATGAAAAGGCAATCGCCTCCCACCGCTCCAATCACCCGGACGCACTACATTTCACAGAGGACATCCGCACACTCAACCTCACCCCTCTTATAAAACACCTCGACCAACAGCGGACACTCTACCCCGAGGCAAAGATTGTTTTATGGGCTTCTCTTGAGTGTACCAATTTCAGCAAGGCGAAAGGCGGTTTGCCGCGCGACGCAGACAGCCGGACGCTTGCCGAGCATCTTTTCCGCTACATTCACGCTATCGAGCCGGACTTCATTCAGATTGAGAATGTGGCCGAGTTTATGAGCTGGGGAGATATGGATGAGAACGGCCGTCCTGTCAGTATGGATAAAGGCCGACTTTACACTCGCTGGGTCAAAAACGTCAAGGCTTGTGGCTATAACTTTGAGCATAGAATCCTCAATGCGGCCGACTATGGAGCGTACACGATGCGCAAGCGTTTCTTTGGCATTTTCGCCAAACGTGGCCTGCCAATAATATTTCCCGAACCCACCCACGCAAGGGGCGGGTTCGAGAAAGCAAAAAAGAGATGGCACGCAGTAAAGGAGGTTCTTGACTTGGAGGATGAGGGCAAATCCATATTCAATCGCCGGCGCCCTTTGTCGGAGAAAACGCTACTGCGCATCTACGCTGGATTGGTCAAGTTTATCGCCGGCGGTAAGGACGCTTTCATCATAAAGTGGAACTCGATAAACCAAAAGACCGGCAAATATATTCCGCCGGATCTTGACGCCCCGTGCCCGACTGTTGCTTGCCAGAACCGCCTCGGACTCGCAAAAGTAGTATTCTTATCAAAACAGTTCAGTGGCCACCCCGATAGCAAGAATATCTCAATAGATGAGCCTGCCGGAACAATCACCTGCCGAGACCACCACGCCATTGTGAGTTGCGAGAGGTTCATCAGTATGCAGTATGGCAATAGCTCGGCCATGTCGTTGGATGAGCCTACGGGGTGCATAGTCACACGGCCAAAGCAAAGCCTCGTCAGCGTGAAGCATTTCATTATGAATCCGCAGTACGCTTCCAAAGGCGGCTCGGTTGATGACCCTTGTTTTACCCTCATAGCGAGTATGAACAAGCGCCCTCCCTATCTGGTAACAACTGAATCAGGCGAGGTGGCCATTGAAATATATGACACGGATTCGCCTATGACCGTCAGGATTAAGGAATTTATGGCGATGTACAGTATTGTCGATATAAAAGTACGTATGTTCAAAGTGGAAGAGCTGCTACAAATTCAAGGCTTCCCCAAAAACTACGTCTTACTCGGCAATCAGGAGGACAAACAAAAATTCATAGGTAACGCAGTAGAGGTTAATATGGCCCGCGCCCTCTGTGAATCTCTCGCATCAGCAGTATAGCAATGGCAACACCCGAAAGCAATGGACTTGTCAGCATCAACGGCAAGCCACAAAAGGAGCGAGGTTTTAACTGCATGAGGTTGATAACCTATCTTACCGAGGATGGAGTAACTGAGTGGGAGCAGTGGCACGAAGCGCACATACAGGCATCTTCAGGCCAATGCCCTTATTACTCCCAATGCCCCAATTACAAACAAACAGTTGAAAAATATCAAAATCCCTATTAACAATGGAAGAAGCAAAAAACAAACCCACAAAGCGTGAGCGTCTTGCCAATATTGGTAAGGTAATCGCAGAAGTAACAACGGCACTGATGAGCACAATCTTCAGTGCCGTTGTCGTAGTTATCCTCTACGTCCTGTATATCCCCTTTGCGGTAGGAGGTGCATTGTTCAACCGTAAGGCCATTCGCGGCTTCTACTCCGACGTGTTCTACGCCGTCGACGGAATCAGTCAGCGGATGAAAAAACGAGAGGAGGAAGCTGCATGACTGAGGAAAAACTCAAATCCTCAATAACCCTGCATAGCGAAATTGAGGAAGTAAGGAAAGAAATACGACTTGTTGAATCTTGGGATGGAGATTTCCGGACAATGAGTTGCGACCATCGTATTATTCCCGATGACCTTAAAGCAGAAGTGACAAAGAACGTCAGTCAGGCTCTAAAAATGAGGCTCAATCTTAAACTCGAAAAACTTGAAAAAGAGTTTGCAGACTTATGAAGATATACATCTCACTACCCATCTCCGGCCTCAATCTCGCTCGATGTAAGGCGCGGGCCAATGAAGTCAAGCGAATGGTAGAGCGCAAAGGGCATGAGGTAATCACGCCCTTTGACGTTTGCCCCGAACCCGACAAGCCATACTCCTACTATATGGGCCGAGATATTGAGGCGCTGCTTGAATGTGACGCTATCCTGCGTTGTGCCGGATGGAGCAATTCAAGAGGTTGCGCCCTTGAATCCCAATGCGCCCACATCTACCACAAAACAATTTACGATCACGTCAACGAAATCAAACCAATCAAAAACAAGAAGTCATGAAGTATTATCTTTTGGGAGCAATCCCCCTTATCTTGCTTGTGGCGTTCATCACGCTCAAGCTGCTCAAAGTCATCGTCTGGCCTTGGTGGTGGGTTACCGCCCCGGCATGGGTGCCACTCATCCTCATAATCCTGCTCGGAATATTCGTGGTGTATGTGCTGCGAAAGGAAGAGAATAAAGATTGGTACATCTAATCCGACGCAATTCACGGAATCAGCAACCTCAAAGAATCCAACAATTTAGTAATATTCGGGATTTCAAGAATTTGCCGATTTGGATATTCTATGTTTTTTAGCAATATATTTGCGGCCATCATCAGAAAACATCATCAGATATGGCCCAGGCAGAAGACCGAATATATCCAAGCGACAACGAGCTTGAGATCCCGAATTTATTGTTGGAGTTGCAACCTCGCAACGGCTTGCTCCTTCCGTTCTCCGGATGGGGAGTGACACCACGCGCCAAGCGAGGAATCGCCACATATCACTTCTATGTCGATGACTACCGGTTCACCAACATTTGGCAACGCCCGGAGCGACTGGTGCAGAGCGGGTGCCAAGAGGCGGTAGAGCCTAACTTCTCGCTGTTCCAGACCACGCCCATTGCCTACGGCCTGCAACTCCTATATAAAAAGCGTTGGATTGCCCGATGGCTTCAGGAGTGCGGAGTCCGTGTATGGGTTGACCTCAACGTGGCGCCGAAGTTCCGAGAGTTGAATAAGCTCGGAGTCCCGAAAGGCTACAACGCATTTGCTACTCGCGGCCACGAAGGAGAGTTGTGTCATCTTGAAGCAGAATGGCAAATCGCAAAAGAGATTTCCGGAGTGGAAACGCTAAATATGATTGTTTATGGCGGCGGAGAAGCGTGTAAATCTTTTTGCAGACAACGGGGACTCATTTACGTTGACCCTTACCAAGTGGACCAGCGCAACAGCCGCAAGGAGGAGGCCAATTATGGCTAAATCGTATGGCGGGAGCCGAGCACTCACACCTGGCAGTAAGAATTATCAAGGCAGACGCGGAGATTATAATGAAAAAATGATGACAGGCGATTACTCTGAAGGTTATTTCAGCGATAAAGCCGGAGGATATTATCTTGTAGAAAAAAGCAATGCAAAACACTCCGACGAAGAGGTTGAGGCGGCAAAGATACTTGCCGACAAAGGCTACATTGTAAAACTCAAAGATGAAGCAGGTTCTGTGACAACGCCAGATGGTGAAGTGTTTTCCTATGCTTATGAACAACGGACGCCAGATAAGGCTTCAGGGCCAAAAGGTGTAATGAAGTGCATTGAACACGCATCAAAGAAGGTTCACAAAGGCGCTAAGATAGATGTGCCTTTAATCTACGACAAGCATAGGCGATTTACAAAAAGCGATATTGAGCAAGGCATAAAGTTATATGAGCAATATAACCGCACCCGATTCAAACAAATAATCGTTGTGTCGCCGTCAGGAAGAGTCCATAGACATAAACACAACGATTAAAAAAGTCTGGAGCGTGTGGGTCGGCCAGACTGTGCGCACTTCGGCTCCGAACTATCGGTATTCTATCCCGGGGGTTGCCCACATCCACACCGAGGCCTGCGCCTAACATTGCAAAATTACTCATTTTTAACGAACTAAACAAACCAATGAAAGTAATAATCACAGGCAGCGAGGGATTTATCGGCCGTGCGCTCTCGCTCGCCCTCCAAAAGCGCGGCGTTGAGGTCATAGGCGTAGACCGAAAGAACGGCCAGGAAGCCGCCGACATCGCCAAGTATATGCCCGATGACATCGACATTGTATTTCATCTCGCCGCCCAGACTTCCGTCTTTAACACGGATTTGATTCAGATCCGCAAAGACAACATCGACGCGTTCATGGCCGTTGTTGACGCTTGCGCCAAGCATCCCAACAAGCCGAAGCTGGTGTATGCCTCATCTTCCACGGCAAACCCACCGAACACAACCTCGCTCTACGGTATCACAAAGCATTTCGCCGAGGTATATGCCCAAATCTATCTGCCCTCGGCCACCGGCGCCCGTCTGCACAACGTATATGGCCCCAATCCGCGTCAAGGTACTCTTCTTTGGTGTCTGATGAATCAAGACCTTGTGACCATATACAACGAGGGCAAGAACGTGCGCCACTTCACCTACATTGACGATGTGGTTGAGGGCTTAATCTATGCCTATGCGTGCAATCTGCCACTCATCAACATCGCCAATCCCGAGGAAACATCAGTCCGGGAGTATGCTTTTGCTCTTGACAATGCACTGCATGAGGCTCGGACTCTCAACTTCGGCGGAATCGGCGATATACTCACAATCTGCAACTTCGTTCCGGAAATTCGGGAGAAAGACCGACTGGAACAATCTATTGACACTCGACTTCCGATTGTCCCAATGGACTACACCACCGTTCATGATGGCCTTCTCAAAGTCGCTATTGATTACTACGATGGCAAGAAGTAAAATTACACGAATGGACAAATGGGATATCCCCACCTCACGGCCTCGGCTGAGGGGTGGGAATATCCCTTTGTGTGACCTTCGACCTCGCACTGTCCTTCACCAGCTTGGCGCCCTCCATTACTTCTCGCAGTTCCGGCGCACAAAGAAAGGCACGCCATTCAGCGAAATCAAGCAGTCGGAGGACATTGCCGAACTCTTTGCGGAGATGGCAGCTTCATTCCTGGCATCGTTCATCGCCAATACGGAAGACTGGGCAATCATCACCACGCCTCGCCGTCGGCATTACTCCTGTTTTCATTTCGCCACGGCTGTATGTGAACGCATCGCCCTCAAGCTCTGCATTCCGTTCTATCCCGATGCGGTGCAGTGCATCAACCGCAACCGACTCGCCCCGGAGTTCCATCACCTGCGACCAATCAAGGAGCGTCGGCTCATCATCTACGATGACATTATCACTACGGGCAGCACATTGACGGCTACGGCCGATTTGTTCGCTGACCGAGATTTCATCATCAACCTCATCAGCATAAACAACCGATAAATGGCACCCACAAGCGACAATCACAAACCAATCAGCCCCACATCGGGAGCGGGGAAGGGCCACAAATGCCTCCTATGGCGCTGCTGCGGCTATTTTACGGCCATTCTCCAAAAATTTTTCAAAAGCGGGAGAAAGCAAAAGGATAATAGAAAAGTTCCACCCAACCCCAATATCATCTCGCTTATTTCCCCAGCTCAAGAGTTAGAGTTCATCAACAATTTTACCGAAGAACTGTCAAGACAAGCAATACTTCATCTTGAACTCACTCGCAGATATGGCACATCAAACATTAAAGCTCCTTACGACTATGGCACGATCAACAAAGACAGCAGACGGACTCACTGAAAAGCAAGAGAGATTCTGCATTGAATACGTAGATAACGGAGGCAACGCTTCCGAAGCCTACCGCGTTTGTTACGACACTTCCTCTATGCAATCGGCCACCATAAACCGAGAAGCGTCAAGGCTCTTGCAAAACCACAAGATAGCCACAAGGATAGAAGCAATCAAGCAAGCACGCGCCGACCGCGCCCAGCGTGGCCGCGACATTATCAACAACGCCCTCCTTGACATCGTGGAAACCACCACCGATGACCTCTACTACACCGACCCCAAGACAGGCAAGATGAGAACACGCTCGCCTCAGCAACTCTCCAAGCGTGCCCGCAATGCTGTGAAGAGAATGACCAACGACAATGGCCGAGTGTCCTATGAACTTCACGGAAAGGTTGAGGCAATAAAGACCTACGCAGCCATCAACGGACTCAATGCTGCCCAGGAGGTCAATGTCAACAACCGAGGGAGTATGTCCGGCGAGATCCGCATAGGTTTTGATGATGAATAACAATAGCGAGGTGTAAGAAAAACCGCCCATTATAGTAACAATCCGTCATTGAGCGAGGAAAAATCCCCGAGTAAATACAAAACCGAGAAAGTAAAACCGCCCTAAAACCTATCAAATTGTAAAAACACGATGGTCATCAATTTCAAGAAGCTCAATCCACTTGGATTTCACCTGCTGAAGCTGTTCCAAGACCCGACAATCCGCCAGATTATACTATTCGGCGGGTCATCGTCGGGCAAGTCGTACAGTGTGGCCGAGGTGTTCTTGCTGATGTCATTGTTTGAGGGCAAGAACCAACTCGTAATGCGTAAGGTCGGGGCCAGTATCAAGGACTCGATATACGCATCATTCAAGGCGGCGGCCGAACACCTCGGTATTGCTGATCTGTTTCAGTTCAAGGACGGCATCAAGATAATTAAGTGCAAGGAGAATGGAGCAGAAATCAAATTCAAGGGTTTGGATGATTCCGAGAAGATTAAAGGCTTGGAGAGCATCAAGCGCGTATTCATGGATGAATGGAATGAGTATGAGGAAAAGGACTACAAGCAGATGAAGCTCCGTCTGCGCGGTATGAAAGGCCAGCAACTCGTTTTTGCGTTCAATCCAATCAAAGAGACGCACTGGATAAAAAAGAACGTATTTGACAAAGAGCAGTGGCACGATGTTCCGATGGAGGTAGAGTTGGCCGGAGTAAAGATTCCCTCACAGCTTACCGAGGTGAAGTCTTACCGAATGAACGCGCCAAAAACGATGATGCACAAGCGCACCGGCGAAATCATTGAACACCCATCTGATATGGCCGTACTCCAGACAACCTACCTCAATAACTTTTGGGTGGTAGGTTCGCCCGATGGAGCGTATGGCTATTACGATGATCAGGCAATCGCTACCTTTGAGCATGACCGAATCCACGACCCCGACTATTACAACGTGTATGCTCTGGGCGAATGGGGCGTTATCCGTACCGGCTCGGAATATTTCCACGCTTTCAATCGTGGCCAGCACTGCAAGCCGATTGAGTTTGACCCATCGCTCCCCATTCACATCTCCGTCGATAACAACCGACTCCCTTACATCTCTTACACCTTTTGGCAGGTTGACTACTCCAACGGCATTCAGCTCCGTCAGTTCCACGAGATATGCGCCACAAGCCCGGACAACTCGGCAAAGAAGTCAGCGGTATTGGTGGCCAAGTATCTCCGCTCTATCGGCTATCAGGATAAAATCTACCTCCACGGAGACTGCACCACACGCAACGGCAACACCATAGATGACGAGGGGCGCAGCTTCCTGGACAAAGTAATCTCCACTCTTACCGAAGAGGGTTTTGAGGTTGTGGATAATGTCAGCAAGAGCAATCCCTCCGTGCCTATGTCGGGTGAGTTCATCAACGCTATTTATGAGTTTGAATTTCCAGACATCAGAATCTTCATTGATGAGAACTGCGCCACCTCTATTGAGGATTATATGTCGGTGCAGAAAGATGCCAACGGCGCTATTCTCAAAACCAAGGTCAAGAACAAGATCACGATGCAGACCTATGAGGAACACGGCCACCTCTCCGACACCAAACGCTATATTGTGTGCGACATCTTGAATACGCAGTTTGTGGAATACTCCAATAAGCGCAAGCGCAACCTATACGCCAAAGATAACCTCATTCAGTTCTACAATCCCGGTACTGACAACGCCTACAATGCCGAGCTTGTCTATTGTATGCCCAATGTGGCTAACAAGTTCGTTATGGTCCACGGCAAGAAGTGCGGCGAGCAATGGCACATTGTTGATGTGGCTTTCTTTGAGACCTCATCAACCGAGGACATCAAGCAGCGACTTAACGCCATCTCCTGCTCTCCGACCTATCTTGAAGCTGGGCGGCCTTACTATCCATTCGTGCGAGAGTTGAGGAGTGAGGTTGAGTACACAATCAAAGTACTGCCGGAGGATGGAGATATTGACCGACGCATAGCGGCCACCTCCGATTTCGTCAAGACCTCAATCAAGTTCAACGAGTCGAAAATGGCCGACAGCGAAGAGTATGCGGACTTCATGACATCTCTCCTGGACTACAACAAAGACTCCCAAAACAAAGAGGCCAGTGCTGTTTTGAGTGGCTTCATAAAAGTTGCAGTAAAATTCTTTTCAAATGGCTAATCCTAACAAGTGGCGATATATCAATAATTTACCCCTCAAAAATCACTTTTTCAAAAATTGAAGAATTTGGCATTTTGAGAAACCGCTTGATTTATGGATTTACTTTGCTCTCAAATCAGAAACGAACATGAACCTCGTAAAGAAATTATTTGCGGTAGATGACTCAATCAAGTCGGCCAACTCGGGCAAAGGGTCGGCGGTAACGAGTGCGTCCAACCGCGTCATCTATGAGAGGGAGCTGGCTATGCCCTATGTGGCCGATGCCAACTTCCTACGCTTGTTTATGACAGTTCCGGAGGTGTTCTTTCCTATTGATTTCATTGCCTCTCGCATCGCCAAAGCTCACTTTGAGATAAAGCGCACGAAAGATGATAGCGTAGTATGGTGTAACCGCCGAATGAACAAGATACTCGCTAACCCGAATTGTCTTATGGGGTGGTCGGAGTTGATATATTCACATTTCGTTCACAAGCTGGCAACCGGCAATGCGTTCTTGAGAGCCGCTATGAGCGATATGTTGAAAGACAAAGCTAAGTATCGTTGGTGTGACCACTACTGGCCCATACTCACAACAAGCGTTAAAGCCGTACCCCCTTCGTATGAGTTACCTATCTATGGCATCTGCGACATAGATGACTTGATTGACCATTACGAGATTCAGGTCACTACGACCGGCACATTGAAAGTGCCCACGTTCCAGATGTGGCACGACCGCGATTTGATAGCGGATCTCCAGCACACCGGCAACCGATATCTGAAGAGCAAGAGCCGACTCGCCTCCGTGATGAAAGCCATCAGCAACCTCGTAGCCGTCTATGAAGCCCGAAATGTAATCTATGTCAAGCGTGGCGGTATCGGATTCCTGGTATCGCTCAAGAGAGATGAGACAGGCAGTACCGCGATGGAGCCAAAGGAAAAGAGAGAGATTGAGGACTACCTTGACAAGAGCTACGGCTTGGGCGAGGGACAACGGCCAATAGGTGTTACCGATGTACCGTTGTCGTTTGTCCGCACCAACCTCTCAATCTCGGAACTTCAACCCTTTGAGGAAACCTTGCAGGACGCTATCACTATTGCCGGAGTGTATGGCATTCCCGACGTGCTTGTGCCTCGCAAAGACCACAGCACATTCAACAACCAAGCCAATGCGGAGAAGACCGCCTATTGCGGTGTGATTATTCCGATGGCGCAAAAGTTCTGCAATGACCTCACTTCATTCCTCGGACTTGACAAAGACGGACTCTATCTCGATTGCAATTTCAGCGATGTGGATTGCTTGCAGTTGGGGCTCAAAGAGGCCGAGCAGGTCAAGAAACTCACCAATGACCGATGCCGTCAGCAGTTCAATGACGGACTCATAACTCTCAACGACTGGCGCGCCCAGATTCACGAGAGCCAAATTGATGAGGAAGAGATTCCGTTGTTCAGCAAGCTCAAATTCCAAATGAGCGATGAGGAATTAGCGGTAGTAGCCAAGATACTTAACAACCAATCAATATTAACCAACCAACCCTCAACAGGAGAAAGTAATCATGAACGAGACGAAACAAAGCCTGATTTATCAGACCAAAGCGAATGACGTTGATGAGAAGGGTATCGTCACGGTAGCCGTGAACGGTATAGGCATTGAGGACAGTCAGCACGACATCTCAGTGTCCGGCTCATTTGACCAGACATTAAAAGAGGACATCGGCCGTATGCGCCACTTCCTCAATCACGACACAACACAGCTATTGGGATGCCCCTTGGAGGGTGCCGAGAAGTCCGGCAACCTCGTAATGGTGTCGCAACTCAACCTCAAGAAGCAGATTGGCCGTGATACTCTGGAGGACTACAAGCTGTTTGCCGAGTGTGGGCGCACCCTTGAACATTCAATAGGAGTGCGAGCCATGAAGCGCGATGGCGAGGACCGACGCAAAGTGCTTCAGTGGAAGATGTTTGAGTTCTCGACGCTCACATCGTGGGGAAGCAACCCTCAAACATTCCTCGTGAACCTCAAAAGCGCCACCGCCCAGCAGGTGAGAGATGCAGTTGACTTAATCCGTGGAGCCTTCAAACAGCACGGATATTCAGACGAGCGTCTTAAACAATACGATATGGAACTGAACCTGCTACTCAAATCACTTGACGGCGGCACAATCGTAAGCTGCCCTCACTGCGGCTATCAGTTCGATTACGACCAGCAGCCCGAAATGACATTCGCGCAGCAGGTAATCGAAGCCGCCGCGATGTACCAGAGATGGATAACCGATGACATCGTGGAGCAAGAGATAAACCGACTGACCCCGGAAATCCGTCAGGAGGTACTCGCATTGCTCGACCAGTTCAAAGGAGACCGCTCCCTCATCACCGAGAAGTCCATCACCGACATTGCCGCTTTCGTGCGCTGTCCTCATTGCTACTCTCGCGTCTATCGTGCCAACAACATCATCAAGACTGAAGAGTCCACTGCGCCCGAGCCCACCGCAAAGGAAGATGACAAGAACGACGGCGAACTCAAAAACGTGAAGCCCTCATTCTGGGCAAAACTTAGTGACAATCTTTAACCAACCATTTTCATAATTATGATTAAGAAAGTTAACAAATCCGACCTCGGCATCAACTACGAGAAGTTCGATGGCGAGCAGCGCGCATTTCTTGAGAAGATGTGCGACATCGTAGTAAACGTGTGCAACAAGGCACTTGACGGTGCTATCTCTACCGAAGATGTAGATGAGAAGCTGAAGACCGTGAACGAATCTCTCAAAGCGTTCGACGCTGAGAAGTTCGCCGAGGTGGTAAAGAGCAACGAGGAGTTGCTTGAAACCGTCAAGGAACTTACCCAGAACATCGAAAAGATGAAGCAGAAAGGCATCGGCATGGACCGCTTCGCCAAGTTCGACGAGAGCCTTGAAACCATGTTCGAGTCCGAGAAGTTCAAGAGCTTCCTCGCCAACACCGCCCACGATGCACGCGGATTCGCTCTGAAAGATGTGTCGATGACCAACAACTACTCCGGCAGTGTACTCATCACCGACCAGCAGCAGGATCACATCGTTTCACGCATCACCGACAAGCAGCTTCATATCCGCGACCTCGCAACCGTACTCCAGGGCGACCCCAACTTCACCACCCTTGCGTGGCCGATGATCGAAGAACTGAACCGCAACGCCCGCTATGTGTCGGAAAACGGCACACTGCCTGAGTCTTCGTTCAAGCTCACCGAAAAGGAAACATCCGTGCGCCGTCTGGGTACTCACTTCGTCATGTCGAAGCGTATGCTCAAATGCCGCGCCTATGTTCGCTCGTTTATCCTCAACAAGATAGTCAGCGCCGTTCTCGATGCTGAGGACTTCGGTATCATCTTTGGTGACGGCTCGGGCGATATGGTCAAGGGTATCACCACCTATGAGGGCGTGCTCCCTGTTGAAACCATCGTCAACGACACCATCATCGCCGGTGCTGCCGGTAGCGTAAAGGGCGTGACCAAGGCCGCCAACGGAATCATGGTGGAACTCACCGCCCCCAATGACCTGCTCATCGAGGGCCTCCGCATCACGTTCACCGGTGCCACCGTGAACACCGACCTCAACGGCGTTCACGATGTCATCAAGCTCAACGATACACAGCTCCTCATCGAAGGCGCAGAGTACAAGGGCGATGAAACCTCCGTGGCCGCCATGACCTACAAAGTCAACAACGCCGCTTTCAAGAGCGTGGAAGCACCCAACTCTATCGACGCACTTGAAACCGCCATCGCCGTAATGACCTACGCCCAGTTTCGTCCGACTGTGCTCATGCTGAACCCCATCACTCTGAACAGCATCCGCACCGAGAAAGCAACCGACGGCAACCGCCTTGAAGTTGTCAAGGACATCAACGGCAATCCTGTAATCGGTGGCCTGCGTGTCATCGCATATCCCGGTATCCCTGCCGGCAAATACTTCCTCGGTGACTTCAAGGAAGGCGCGCAGATCGTTGAATACACCGGACTCACCATCGACTGGGCCGACGATGTCAACCACAAGCTCAAGAACCAAGTCGTGCTTATGGCTCAGGAAGAGCTTATCGTGCCCGTTTACTGCCCCTGGGCCTTCTCCTACGGCTCACTCAGCGCCCTCAAAACCGCAATCGCCAAAGACTAAGAACTATGGACTACAAACTCTCAGGCGATCCAAAGGAAGTCGAGAAGGTAATCCGTGAAAACCGCATCCGCATCCAGCGTGGAGTAATTTCGATTACTCCCCTGGACTGCGAGGTGCATACGGATAACTCCGATGTCATTGCTACCCTTCAGGAGCGCAATGCTGAACTTAATGAGATGTTCGCCAACGAATGCAAGGAACACTCTGCCGCTTGTGACCGAGCCAACGAACTTCAGATTAAGCTCAATAAGCTCCAAGAGGCCGGCGTTGACATTGACCTCATACTCGACACGCCAACCGAAGTGGCCGATGTGAAGCCCGAACCCGAATCCGACACCAAGGCAGAGCCAGAGGCCGACATTAAAGCAGAACCCGAGGCAGATGTCAAGGCTCCCGAACCCGAACCCACGGCCGACACCAAAACCACCAAGACGAAACGAACCAAGAAAACTGAATAGCCATGCTGATTGATGTTTCCTATTTCACAGCCGGGCCGCGCCAAATCTACAACGCCACATTCGGCAAAGGCACTCCCAAAGAGAATGCCGTGATTGAGCAATACATCGCGGAGTATCAGGAGGAGTTCCTTTGTCGTGTGCTCGGTGATGAGGTAGGCACTGCCTTGCAAAAGTATCTTGATGATCTTGACTGCGACCCCGAGTCCGAGATTGATAAAGATATGGATGCTCTCTGCGCCAAACTGCGCAAACCTTTCGCTGATTATGTGTTCTTCTACATTCTCCGCGATGCCGGTCAGACATCCACCATTACGGGATTGGTAAAACTCAAAGGTGCTAACCAGTACGTTGAGCCAATCGTGCGTCAGGTGTCAACGTGGAATAGGATGGCCAACAGCCTCAATTTGTTTGCCGAGTGGGTTGACAATGGTGAGTGCCCCGTGCCGGGGATTTCCATTGATGAGTATCTTCTTGAACCCATTAATCGATTCAATCTATGAAGCCAAGACCGAGAAAGCCGCGTAGTCGGGATATAACAAAGATTATAGAAGATGTTGTGGCATGTGTTCACAAGGGCCTTGATATAGCCTACACTGACTACAATGAGGAAGTCCACGAGGAGCATGAGCCTAATATCGGCTATGTCTTTGGCAATACCCAATACATCAAGACCTATCTCGATGAAATGAGCAAGGGCCAATATGGCTCTGATGAAAAGCTGCCGTTGATAGCACTGTTCACCCCGGTTGTCGAGGATAGGAACAATCCCGACTATGAAGCGGTTGTCAAGGTCAATATCCTCATCGCTTGCAAGACCAACCGTGACTGGAGCAACGAGCAGCGCCGCGATTATTCCTTTGCAAGTGTCCTTCGGCCGATATATGACCGATTCATTGAGGAACTGAAGGCCGACGGGCGGTTTGATTTCGGCTACAAGGAGGCCATACGGCACAGCTATTCGGAGAACTACTCTTATGGCAAATATGGGGCGTTCACCTCAACCGGGGACGAGGTGAGCGAACCCATAGATGCCATTGATATACGCAACCTCGAATTAAAAATTACACATCAAAATTGCAGAATACAATGAAAGTAAGAACTTGCAAAGGCAACGCCCTCTCTACGGGCGTCTCGGCTTGTCCCTATGACCGAGAGAAAATCATCTTCGCCATCGTGGTAGCTCACGGAGTAAAACTCCCTGCCGACATTTCAGGCGATACAATCGAAGAGTTGTGCCACGCTGACCGCCCGGAGCGAATCATGCCTATCGGTCAGTTTGTGGAATACGCCAAGAGCGGCGGCGAGCCCAACGTGGCCGCAGTCGGCTATGGTCCCAATCAGGTGAGCGATGTGAGCGCGCTCACCGACGCCTTCACAATGGGCACGTTCAACGATGTTCTGGCTCAGTCGCTCTCTCGCACGATGAACACTATCTTCGACGTGTATTTCGTTGACAAGAACAATGTCATCTACGGCATGGACGACGGCACCGACTCGCTTGCCGGCTTCCCTATGGCCTGCGTCTATCCCACAATCACTCAGTTCCCGACCTCCGGCGCCAAAGCCACGCTCCTTGTCAACTTCTGTTACCAGGACGCACGCAAGGCGTTTGAGAATACCAACTTTGAGCAGCTCGATTTCAATGTCGGCACTTTCGCTTATGGCCTGACTCCCGTCAAGTTCTACAAGGTCGAGACTAACAAATACAAAATCGTGGAAGCCATCGGCGGCCTTGACCGCACTGCCGAGTTCGGCGACTTAATCAGCAAGACTCCCACCGCCGCCCTCAAAGGCTCGGCCACCGGAGTTACCTATGATGCCGACACCGAGACTATCACCATCTCGACCTCTACGACACCTCAACTCAAATCACCTGCCGAACTCTACAAGGCCGGCATTAAAGGCATCGAGCAGGCCGTATGAACGAGATAAGATTCGAGGGCGTAACTTTCATAAAGTCCGAATGCGAAAAGATGAGCCGCGAAGATTTCATCAGTCGGCACCTTGACGTGTTCTGGACTGACAGAAAAGAGGCCACGCGGCGCAAGATGCTTGGCAAAGCCTACGACTTGATGGTGCCTCCGGTCAAGGCAGAAGAGTAACTAACCGGGCGGGGTGGCGATGTTCACTCCGCCTTTTTCTTAATCCTATGGCAGATATATTCCAAGTGAGCGATATGGTAACGCGAATGGTCGATGGCTTTGAGCCGGAAATCATTCAGTGCCTCGGCGATAATGCGGTTATTGCCGAGGATGCCGTGCGTGAGCAGATGTATAGCGGTATTGACGGTGAAGACAAGCATCTTGGACCCACATACGACAATGACCCATACTTTGAAGAGAAAGGGCCTTGGTATCATCGTAGCAGCGCATACAAGGAATGGAAGCGAGACATCACGCCGCCAACTGCCGGAGTAATGCTGATGCTCCAGCCTCGCCCCGATAACGTGCCGAACCTTTTCATTAACGGCAAATTTCATAGCGAGGTGTTCGCCACAATGCAAGGTGATACGCTCTCTATCGGTTGTGCCCCGGACGGAGATGGCCCGGACATCGTGCGCAAGTATGGAGATCAGCTCCTGCAACTCGGACCGACGGCCATAGGATATTTCAACACCCAATACATAATCCCTCACATCTGGCGATTCTTTGCCGATTGTGGATATACTCCCGACTGATATGAGCTGTGCGTGTGAACATAAGAAGATGGGCAGCGACCTTGACCGGATCCGCCGACTTGCCAAGACATTCGCCCAAATGGAGCAGAAAACCGTCGCCATAGTCCAGAACAATGACGGCACATACGGATTTTGCGCCCTCAGTGACAAAATAACAAAACCAATCATAGAATATATATCCGAATATTGATATGGCAGACCATAAGATAACCGATTTCGTTGACCAATCGGCCATTGACGGACTGAGGCGGCTCAAGGATGAATTGCTGACGGCTAAGGATACTTATATCCAGACGGCAACCGAACTCGCCAAGGGGCTGAAAGTGTCGGTCGACGGACTTGATCAGTTGGAGAAGCTGACAACGCAAGTGTCGAATCTCCAGCGGCAGGCGGCCGAAGCGACGCAGAAGCATAGCACCGCTCTTGAAGAGCAGGGCAAAATCGTTGCTAATACTACCAACACCATCTCCAGGCAGTTGATGGAGCAGGAGCGCGTCAACAAGACCTCTCGCGAAGCCTACACCGAACAGGAGAAAGTAAAGCAGCTCCTTGACCATTTCCACGACACCTACGAGAACCAAGTGCAGAGCCTTGTCAGGATTAACAGCCAGTTAGCCGCCAACTCAAAGGCTCAAAAGGATAACGAGAAGGCATTGGCGCAGGGCCGCATGACGATGGCTCAGTTTCAAGCGGCACAAACCGACCTCATAGCCCAGCATCGCTCCTTGACTCAGCAGAAGCGTACCCTAACGCAGATAATGGCGGCAGAGGAAAAGGCTAACCAATCCGTAGAGGGGAGCTACGTCCACATGTCGCAACAACTTGAACTGCTCAAAAAAGCCTATAAGGATTTGAGCGAGGAGGGGCGCAATTCCGATTTCGGCAAGGAGTTGGAGGAGGCCATTCAAAACCTCGACGCTCATCTGAAGGACACGGCCGCTGATATGGGAGAGTTTCAACGCAATGTAGGCAACTACGCCATTGCCGGACAAAACGGCATCGTTACTACCGAAAGCCTCATCGCGGTTATAAATCAGCAGGCAGTGACGATGAAGGATGTTGCCGACCAGACCAAGATACTTATTGAGGCCAAGGGGATGCTCGATACCACGGACGCAAACTATGGCGCCACCGTTGACGCTATCAATGACAAACTTGCCGAGAATAGGCAGCGACTTACAGATGTGAGCGACATAATGAACACTCAGGCCATATCAGTAGCCGAGGCCGAAGCACAGAACCAGCGACTGACTGAGGCGTTGAAAAATGTTGACCTTACCAGCGATGATGCGCAGTCCACCATTGAATCACTCAACGCCAAGATTGCTGAAAACAATGCAATAATTCAAGAGAACTCCGCCGGCAGTCAGAGCATCAAGAAAGACCTTAAAGAGTTGGTGCTTGAGATAGCCACGCTCACTATCCAATATCAGAGCCTTTCGGAAGAGGAACAGAACTCTGCCGACGGGCAAGCCCTTGCCGATCATATCCGCGACCTCACCGAGAGGGCCGGACAGTTGAAAGATGCCATTGCCGACACCAATCAGGCTATTACCAACGCTGCCTCAGATACTCGCGGGTTTGACCAGCTCGGCGGAACAATCCAACTCGCCATTGACGGATTCGGGCTCGCCACCGGTGCCGCAGAGATGCTCGGTATTTCTTCGGAAGACTTGGCAACCATACAGACCAAGCTACAAGCCGCCATAGCTGCCTCTAATGCGATGCAGTCCATCCAAAATACATTGCAGGCGCAGTCAGCTGTGATGCAGGGAGTCAACCTCGCGCAGACCAAACTGCGCACCGTGGCTGAGAATCTGCATACGGCAGCTCAAGGCAAAGGCGTAATCGCCACTACTGCACTTACTGTTGCTCAATGGGCGTTCAACGCTGCGGCAAGTGCAAACCCTATCGGACTTCTCATTGTGGCCATAGTAGCCGCCATTGCCGCAGTGTGGGGATTGGTCAAAGCCTTTCAAGCGTTCTTCGGTCCGAGCGATGAGGCATTGCAGAAGTACCAAGACCAGAAAAAGGCTCTTGAAGATTTGTGCGAGGCCAATGATAAACTCATCGACCGAATGAAAGCGAGGGGAGCGACCGAGGCCGAGCTGCTTAATCAGAGTCTTTTGAATAAGCAGGCGGAACGAGATGCGGCCTCCGCGCTCTTTGAACAGGCCAAAGAACTCTATGACGAGGATGAGGATGAGTACAAGGAAGCCCTCGAAGCCAAAAAGAAGGCCGATGAGGAGTTTGCGCAGAGCAAGGAAGATGGCCTCAACTATCTTCTCGGTGTCATACATGAAGCCGAAGAGGAGGAGAAAAAGCAACGCCTCGGCACTTACGAATATAAGCGTCAACTCATACAAGCCGAACTTCAACAGCAGAAAGCCATTGCCGCCACGCTTCTTGCTCAGGAGAAGATAACACGGCAAGTCTATGAGAACCTTTGCGCCTCACTCGATAAAGCCGCGCAGTTAAAGATTGACGCTGTCAATGCCGATGAGGAAAAGGCAAACAACAAGCCTAAGACCGTAGGCGGTGGCGGCAGTGGGCGTTCAAGTGGCGGAGGTAGCGGTACTAATGATGTTCAAAAAGCCGCTGATGAACTGAAAAAGGCAGTCCGTGCCGGCGAGGATGGTCTGTTGCAGTTGATTACCGACAGCCTTGAACGCCAGCGTCAGGCCGAGGTCAATTCTTATAACCGCAGAATTGATGACCTCAACGCAGAATATGAGAAGCGAAAAAAGCTGCTCGCCAAAAACAAGTCCGGACTCCAGCAACTTGAGGAGGCTCATAACCGAGAATTGGAGGGATTGGCCGCTGAACACGCCAAGAAACTTGAAGATATTGAGATTTCACGCATGGAACGCTTCAATAAGGCCGAGGCCGATTTCATTGACTCTCACCTCAACGCTGTTGAGAAAGGATCGGCAGAGGAATTGGAGTGGAGATTGAAAGATGTGGAGAATCAACGCTCCGCCGAACTTCTTGCAATCCATAAGGCCGAACAAGCCCATACGCTCACAACCGAGCAGGCCAATGAGATGCGTGCCAATCTTGTCCTCAAATATGCCCGACTTGAAACGGAGGCCAAGGAGCAATTCGCCAATGAGCAGATTCAAAAGGCTCAGGAGAAATATGCAGCAGAGGCCGTCATAGCCGATAACGCCTATAATCAGACTCTCAACAAGCTCAACGCCAAATACGCCGAGGAATTGAAAGCCGCCGGCAACAATATGGCATTGCGTGAGGCCATAACACAAAAGCACGAGGAAGAGGTTGCCAGGCTTACCGAAATCTACGCCCAGCAACGCGCTCAGGCTTCCGTGCAATCATTGGAACAGCTCCTTAAAAACGAGGATATGTCAGCCGAGGAGCGCCAGCAACTCGAAGATCAACTCGCCAAGGCGAAGATTGAGGCCGAGAAAGCCGTCACCGATGCCGTTATTGCAGAGAATCAGCGTCAGGTCGATGCCGACACCAAGGCATTTCAGAAGCGCATGGAGAATGTGCAAAAGTGGCTCCAAGTCGCATCTGATGGACTCAACGCCATCAATGACCTCGCTTCTGCAATTTTCGATGCTAAAATTGAGCGCATAGAGGCAGAGCAAGAATCTAATACGGAAGCCGGAGAAGCCGAGCAGGAGCGTATTGCCGAACTTGTCGAAAAGAACGTCATCACCGAGGAAGAGGGAGAGGCTCGCAAACGTGCAGCCGCTGACCGCACCCAGAAAAAGGAAGCTGAACTTGAAAAGAAAAAGCAGGAACTCAAATACAAGCAGGCCGTTTGGGATAAGGCTAACCAACTCGCCCAGGCCGGTATCAATACGGCTATGTCTATCACGCAGACCGCAGCTCAACTCGGATTCCCTGCCGCAATTCCTTTCATAGCCATTGCCGGTGCTATGGGCGCCATTCAGATAGCCACAATCCTTGCGACACCGATTCCCAAATACGCCAAAGGCACGAAAGACCACCCCGGCGGCTTGGCTATTGTCGGCGATGGTGGCCGTCAGGAAGTAGTGTCTTACGGCGGCAATATGTTCCTCACTCCCGATACGCCCACGCTTATTGATATGCCCAAGGGTGCGGAGGTATTCCCGGACGCTGACAAGCTCCTTGCATCGAATAAAAACCTTGCCGGGGCTATGCTTCAACTCGGAGACGGGCCGCAGGTAGTAGTCAATAACGATTACTCGGATCTGAAGCGAGAGATTGTGTTTGTAGGTCAACTCATAAAGGCTCAAACCAAATCACATCGGCGAAGCGCATCAAGAATCAACTACGCACAAATGAAAGCAATCTACGAATTATGATTACATCACTCTCAAAACTCACTATGCGCCAGTATATCGAGCTGGTGTGCGGTGATATGTCGGTACTCAAAGGCGGCGCCGAGGTTATTCCTCCTGCCAAGTTGGGCGAAACACGCAAGCGACTCATATACGAATACTCACGTCTATCGGACAATGCAGGCTCGAAGGTATTCCTCAATGACCACGTTTTGCGAGTAAGGGCCAAAGCTGAACTCACTATGTTCCAATGCCTCAATAATGCGCTTCTGCTCGGCGCGTTCGATGAGGTCCGGGGCGTACTCAAAGAGTACGGCATTACGCGCAAGATGGATGACAATCAGTTGGCCAATGAGGTCAAGCGACTGCTCAAACGGGCAAGAACCAATATCAAACGGAGCGAGGAAGATTCCGATAAGACTAATGAAAAGCAACCCACACCGGAAGAGATACGCACTCATTTTGACCGTCAGGCGGCATCGCTGATGAGTTACTTCAAGTTCCAGATTGATTTGGATAGAATCTCCGCTTCACAATTCGCCTGCCTTGTGGACCAGGCACACAGACAAATCAATGCGCAGATGGCCGCTTTGAGCAAAAAGTAATCACATAGTGTTATATGTGTGAAGGAGGTACGCAGTCGTGTATCTCCTTTTTTCGTAACTACACCGCACTTTTGGGTGGGTTGTTAGTAATGCTCATAAAACCCAAAAACAATGGATTATGAGCAAGAAAACTAATAAACTCTCACAAATATCTGCACGAATTGGGCGAGTTGAGCGTAAGTGCAACCGCCTCATCGCTGAGGTTTCAGCGCTCCGCAAGGCTCTCACGCCTCAAACCTCCGAGATAGATGAAGTAATCGGCCACCTCCACCGGACCGCAACCGCCTTGCGTGAACAGAGCCGGAGTCAGCGCCGATATTACTCACGAATTGCAAAGGAGGATTAGCCTATGCGGTTCGATGATGTAGTCGTCGGGCATATCGGATGGATTGCCCGCGTTGCCTTCCGCTTTTACAAGCACAAGGCAGATGCAGATGATCTCGCACAAGAGACGCTTTTAAGGATATACGCCAACCGCGAAAAGTTCAATAACGCCCGCGATTTCAAGCCGTGGGCGTTAACTATTATGACCAATATCGTAAAGACCCAGCACGCCCGGAAGGAGTGTGTGCCGTTTGTTGGGATTGATGATGATTTTGATGCACTATCTTCGATACGAGCCGACAGCCTCACCAATTACCACGATGTGTTGGAAGCCATACATCGGAGCGCAAGAGTCTCGATCGGCGTTCAGTGCGTGATGTTGTATGCCGAGGGCTATTCCTACGATGAGATAGCCGAGATGTTAGGCATCAAGCCCGGCACCGTCAAAAGCAGGGTAGCCGCCGGCCGTGCTGCTATACGTGCGGCCCTTGAATAGTTGGTGAGGAAGGAAACTTCCCTACCAAACGTCAGTAAATGTTAAGGTGCTATTTCAGCCTAAAATGGTGGCTGAAATGGTGCCTGTAATCCGCTAATAATGACTATCTTTACAACATCAAATAAAACACAAGTCAAACCAAATAACCACAAGAGATATGGAAACAAAGTCAAACCAAATAAACCCCGTGAACATGGAAAAAAAGTCAAATTTCCGAGTAAGAGTGATGAAGTACGCATGGCAGCTCTGGCGTGCCACCAAGCAGGCTTGGAGAGTCTGCATGATTAAAGCGTGGGAGCTTTACCGCCTCGCGAAGAAGATGCGTGAGGGCACAGTGTCCTTCTACTATCAGAAAGCCGACGGCTCTATCCGCAAGGCTGTGGGCACTCTCCGCAATCTTCCTGCCGGCGCAACCCTCAACGGCAAAAAGATGACCAAGCCGTCATTCAAAACCTTTGCCTACTTCGACGTAGAAAAGAACGCCTTCCGTTGCTTCAAGATTGAGAACCTCATCTGTATCGCATCCTAACCGATTACTCGGCAAGAGAGGCCACCAGTTTAACCGCCGGTGGCCTCATATATTAATTTGCTCAAATGTTGATTACAAGATAAAGTTGCGGACATTCAATAAGTTAAGGCCAATTTTTGGCGTTTTTGAAAATCAGAGAATTTGCGATTTTGCGTAACCGCTTGATTTATGAGCTTACTTTGTGCCAAAACTATTCCCCGGCACAATGAAAACAAAGTTTATACTCACAATCAACGGCAAGGAGAACGAGCTGACATCCGATTGCATCGCTAATTGGGATGAGGTGATGTGTACCTACAAGCGCACCGATTTCAGCGGTGTGGTGAGGTCAATATCATCTAAATTCCAATTTGCCAAGGAAGCCTATGAGATGCTACTTTCGGCCTTTCTCCAAGATGCGGTTAGGACATCCGCATCGGTAGCAATATTCGTTTTGAACGATGACTGGTCCTGGAGCAAAGTATTTGAGTCGGCATTGAACTTCTCAACCGTCACATGGGACAACTACACGTTCAACATCAACTGCATTGACGATAGCCTCGCATCGCTCATCAAGGCCCGTAAGAGTACCAAATATGAGTTTGAGATTGGCAATGATATTGAGGTCGGGGGCATCCTTAACTTCGACCGCATCACAATGCAGAACTCTTGCGCCCACGAGATAATGGGAGAAGAGAATGCAAGTAATGGGGCAGTATATCTTAAAGATGCCGGATCGTCTACAAGATTGCCGGTTTACTCTCTAACCTCTGAAACTTTTGAAAATTCTCCGATTCTTTTTGAGGATCAGACTACAGATAAAGGATCTGCCTTTATCTCCGCAGTCCGTTCTGCATCTAATATGAAGATGCGAATAGAAATCTGGTCTAATGCTACGGGTAATTTTTGGGGTACTGCTGAGTCTGTCGAAATTCATTTGATGAAGTTTTCTGACAATGATAGCAACTTGACAGACTTGGGTGCAATATACAAATATTCTGGTGTAAAACTACACCAAACTGCTTTCGGGTCAACGTGGGGAATGGCAGAGCGGACGTGTGTCGGAACATATAAGACCATAGAAGAATTGAAACGCACACATCCCAATCCTGCTCAGAATGTTTGGGCAATTATTAATCCTGGAACTACACTTGGTGATGCTGAGTCCGTATATTTCACACCTGTATCCAATAAAAAAGAATTAGTACAATGGGAAGCAGGTAACATTCAGAAATCCACCGCATATAGAGGCGGACCAGTTACATCTATCAGTTGTCTGAATGTGAAATACATAATGGAGTTTGACTATCCCAGCCTCCCCTCTGGAAGTAAGTTCGCATTGTTTTACACTTGCAAATTACATGGAAGAAGTCAGAGTGTAGGTGAATTTACTTGGTATTTCCCAATATTCTCCAAAATCACAACAAAATGGGACAGTAAGGCTAATCCTATCGACATAAATGCCATAAAGCCAATTACGCTTTTATCATCGCTGATGGAGAAAATGAGCGATGGGAAGTACAATATTTTACCACGATTCAGTGAGTTTGATGCTCGACTGAATAAAACATATCTGCTTGCCGCTGAAAGTGTCCGAGCGATTGCAGATGCCAAAATCTATACTACATTCAACGACTTCTGCGATTGGATGGAAACAGTATTTGGATATGTTTACACCCTTGGTGAACCAATCCCGGCTAAATACAATGGTATGATTGAGATTAGTGGCATTGAAGATGACTGGTCTTTTGATGTTGGAGATATTCATGGCCGTGTGGTAGATGGATATTGCCCGGATGGTTATTATGGGGAAGCTCCGTTCTTTATCCGCACTCATAACTGTTTTTGCGTATGGGACAATCACGAGACAGGCAATGTTTACACGCAGTGGAAAGACTCCTACAAGTACAACGATGAAAATGGCGTAGGGCGTAGAGACCTCATCTTTGATGATGGTCGCAAATACTACGTTATGGGCGAGAATGATGATTTGGTTGAATTTGTCGGAGATGCCAAAGCCGCATCCCGCATAACTCAGCCTATCAATTTCATTCATCGTAGTGAACTGTTCCAAAATCAAGACCAGGGATTGATTTTCTACGATGCAAAAGAGCCTCAAAACAAAGTCAACAACTCAATCCTATATTCAGTGGTTGAGGTTGGATACGAGAAGCAGGACTATGAGACAGAGTGCGGTCGTGACGAGTGGAACTTCATGAACTACTACAACACCGGCGTTGATGTCATTGAGAAAAAACTGACGCTCCAAAGCAAATATCGAGCTGATTGCTATGGATTGGAGTTTTTGTCGCAAGAGCGTGCAAAAGACTCCACCGACAACAAGTCCGATAACACTGTATTCTTTGTTTATACAAAACTCGAAACGAAAGAAGAGGAACAAGAATCAGGAGAGGCCGGAAGTCGTGGAGATGACGATGAGGTAACAGTACAAGAAACAACGACACTCAAAATTGACCGTTCGGCCAAAATCCAAGGAGCATTGACCAACACCGTTTTCAACGGCGAGTTCAGCCCCTACTACTGCGTCAAGGCCAACGAGGGCTACATCTCGGCCGTGGCCCCTAACGTGGTTCTTCAGTTCGCTTCAAGCGACGGCAATTCGGACATCATCATTGACGGCATTAAGACCACCGCGAACATACCCCTCACGCAACGGCTTTTCTCGGAGTCTGAGTTTGAATTTGTGGCCACGGATCTTGAGCGGTCGATTGATTTCAGCAAGCTAATCAAAGTCGTTAGCAACGGACTCATTTACTCCGGCTTTTTGAAGGAAACAGAGTTCTGCTATCCCAAGCCCCAGGAAGTTAAATATACCCTCATCGTTAAAGACATCAAGCCTATATGATAATAAGCCCATTCACGCCTCTATTTTTCGAGGACTTCAAGAGCGATGGCATAGAGAGCCGATATCTTCAAGTATTTGCTACCACCGATCAAATACTTTTAGAGTGTCTTTGTGCGCCCGATGAAACATTCTTTGATTTCGTCGTGAGCGGTACGACTGAAGATGGGCAAAGCCAATACAGCCAACTCACGCACAACTCTTGGACGTTGGCCGATGGGAGCGTTCTTTGGTTCGCAGTCATATCGGGCTTGGCTCCCGGAATCTACCAAGTCCTCAATCCTGCCAAAGGCATCACAAGCCATCTCTTCCGCATTACCAACGACCCTGCCGAGCTTGCTAAAACCACCCTCATTCAATATGCAATGAAGGACAACAAGCAGCGTCAGGATGCGGTGTTCATAATCGACGGTATGAGGTACTTCTTTGATTTCCGTGTACCAGGAGGCTTCAAGGATAGCGGGTGGACTTTCGCCGTGGAGAATGAGCAATTCATAACCCCGGAGTCCGACCCAATCGAACTCTTTGCGCTGGAGTCCACTCAAAAGAAATTCACAATGGGAGGTCAGGAGGGAGTACCGGTGCATTTCGCAGAAATGCTCAATCGCTTGCTCACCTGCTCCTATGTCTATTTCGATGGAGTTAGGTACGCCAGAAAAGACTCCTCCGTGCCGGAGATGAACGTGCAGATTGAGGGGCTTGACTCTTTCGTGTTCACTCAACTGCTCCAAAAGGTCAACAACCTCAACCCGACCATTGAAACCTCCAACCACCTCATCATGCGTCGCATTGATGACACTCTATACCGAGTCACAAGCAACACCAATAACCGAATAATTAAATAAACCAATGACAGAATCCGAAAAACAAGTCATCATTGATGCGGTGCTTTCGGCACTCCGCACCAATTCACGGACGATAGAGCAGCTAACGCCCGTGGCCTCGCTTTCGGCATCGGATTACTTTGAAGTCAATGGGGGGCGAAGGATAGCGTACACCGTTCTCGCCAAACTCATTGCCACATTGTCAGAATCCGAGCAAAGCAACTTGCAGGCGGCAATCGACCGAAAGGAGCTTCAGTCCGTGGCAATCACGACAACGCAGAGTTCTGCCACGCTTACAATCAAGAGCGTCGGCAAAACTATCTCATGCTCCATTCCTATTTCCACGACATCGCAAGCAGGCTTCATCACGGCCGCCGACAAAGTAAAACTTGACTCAGCCTATAACAATGCCGATTCTGCTTTGACACAAGCCAAAGCGGCTCAAACAACAGCCAACAATGCAAAGAGCGCAGCCGATACCGCCAATTCAGGCGTGTCGGCAATCAACTCCAAAATCGGCAAAGCCAATGGCATAGCCCCTCTTGATGAGAGTGGCAAAGTTCCTGCGGCCAATCTCCCCGGATACGTTGATGATGTAGTCGAGTTCAATGCCATCGTAACCGGCATAACGTCTCAAATGGCATCCTCCAGCAAAAAGTCAACAGACTCAGGCTGTATGGTGGTTTACAATGCTGATACCAACCGCTTCGTTCTTGCAGTGTCAAACCGAATCATCACTGATGGGACAAATTGGGACGCTATACTGCGGCCCCAGCGGTTAGCTAACAATCCCACTCCGGCCATTGTAGGTGGTGAGGTTACAAAATATGAGGTATCTGATTATTGGGAGATAAAAGGCGATAATGTAGCGTTGATAACCTCCATATTCACTTACTACAATAATTGGGCCGATGCATACCTATTCGGAGAAACCGCCGACTTGGATGGCCGCATACCTGTTGCAGGCAAAATTTACACCTGTACCTCTGAAAACAAAACGTTCCGTTGGAGCGGTTCTGAACTCATAGCCATAGGCTCTGACCTCGCTCTCGGCCATGTTGCCGGATCTGCTTTCCCCGGCGATGAAGGCGCGCAGTTGCAGGAGCAGATTCGCTGGGCGAATAATGGGATATTAGACAATGCACATCGGATTGATGTGATAGGCATACTTCCCGCAGACGGCCAATGGGACGGCAACGGTAGCGAGCCTACAAGTGGAGTTTGGCTATGCCCCAACGAAGATGAATATGACCCCGGACTATATTTCCGCAGCTTCGGCAACACGAACTTTTACAACATAGCCGAAGAAACATACAACTCCGACTTCACATATAATTCCGGTTGGCTCTACCGTCTGCCCGATGGCATCTATCGTATCAACAACGACAAGCTCGAATCTATCTCCGGCTCTGCGGTGGGTAACACCTACAACGCCACCGTAGAGATACCTCTGCCGACCGGCGAATACTACTCTGACATCAATGCAGAGGTGCAGTCACACAACGTCCTTCAGGCTATTCTCAAAGAGGGAGTAGCCTCGCTTGGATTGCAGATAACATTCGCTATTGGGGCCTCCTCATGGAAAACTTACCAATACGTTGGCCCGAACCTCACCGATACACAATTCCTCAATCCAGCGAATTGGGTTGACCTCGCTGGTATGTCGGCCGGCGCAGAGGCGATTATAAATGTGGATGCTCTTTGTCCTCGCACGGTAGCCGGATACTACACCAAAGACACCGCCATTGACGCAATACTTGCGGAACAAACCAAGTCGGGAATCAACTACGCCAAGGGAGGCCTTGTCATCACATATCGGACGGGGGAGTACACTTGGGAAACATATCAGTTCACTGGGCAACCTACGGACTTTGCCAGCAAAGATTTGTGGAAAGAGTTTGGCGGAGGCGGCTCCGTCAAAACATCTGACACACCCGAAAAGGACGGCAAAGAAGCTCTTTCCACGGGTGGAGCTTACGAAATGGAGCAAAAATCTTTCGCGGGTTTGGAAATCACCCCGGACCCCGACGATTACATCATCCAGGGCGTTGACAAGACCGGCAATGCAATCGGTGAGGCGGTGAAGATACCCAAGAGCAATGGCGCCGGCGGAGCGACCGGTTCGACGCTTTCTATCTATCCCGACAATCCAGCACCTTACGCTGCATTTGGTTCTGACATCATCGTCAACGCGGCCATTCGTTCCGTGTCCTATGATGGAGGGGAAGAAATTGCCGGAGTAATACGCAAGGTTGAGATTATTGACGCAACGTCGGGCTTATCCCTTTGGAGCGAGAATATCAACCAGAACTCCTCGACTTCCGCGACAAACTACTCGTTCAAATTTGACTTCACACCTTACTTCACTGAGGCGGCAGCGAAAGATTTCACCCTCGTTGCCTACGATGCTGAGGGCAATATCAAGCGGCGCACAATCACCGTTACAGCCGTAGATGTAACCTGCACTTCGGTTCAGACCCTTAACTACACGACAAGCTCCGCGCTTGAAGTCGGCGGTACAACCAAGAACCTGCTCATGTACAAATTCGCCAACAACGTATCAAAGCAGGGTGTCAAGGTATTTACTGAAATGTTCTATAACGGCGAATGGCGAAGCCTTGGCGTGGCGACCATAACCGACAGTTACTCCCACTCCATCTCGATAGACCCCTGTAACGTGTTCGGCGGGGGAGAGCGTCTGGGACACGGCTCATATCCTGTCCGCGTCTATGGCGAGGATGTCGCCTCCGGTGTTACGGGCAATACTATCTATACCTCGGTAATGTGCGTGGACTCCATCTCCAAGGAGCCCATCGTGGCTTTACGATTCAACGATGCCAACAATGGCGTTGTCAGGCTTTATGACAATCTTGAAATAGAGGTTGCCGCCTACACACCCGGCAAGAACTCCACAACCGCCGAAGTCTATATCGACGGCAAGGAGGTCACATCCGTAGAATGCCAAATCTCGCAGACGTATCCGGTACGTAAACAGATTCAAGGTTATGCCACCGACGGCAGCGCCACCATTGAAGTCTATGCGCAGAACGGCAATAGTCAGACCTATCCTATTACCGTTAAGGTCATCGGATCTGCCATCAACGCAATCATAAAAGAGGGCGCATTGTTCGGTTATGACTTCTCCACCCGAAGCAACTCCGAGCCGGACCACACAATCAGCAATGGCGGTTTTGAAATGTCGGTTGAGGGTTCAAACTGGTCATCAAATGGCTTTGCCACCTACCTTGGCGAGAACTGCCTCCGTATCGCAGAGAATGTCAAGGCCACCATTCCTTACGCTCCGTTTGGTACGGCTGCTACTGAGCGCACTAATGGTATGGCGTTCCAGTTCGCGTTCGCCACCAACAACATCAAGGACGACACCGCTAAACTGATGGAGTGTTTCGACTCCGATTCAGGCACTGGCTTTTATGTGACCGGTAACGAGATTGTTCTGTATTGCAAGACGGGTACACCCTCGACCATCACACGCTCATTCAAGTGTGGGGAGAAATACACAGTCGGCATAGTCGTAGAGCCTTCCACAATCACAGTGCGCCGTGGCTCAACTGAGTATGCGACAATCAAACTCTACGTTGATGGTGAGGAAATCGGTGCTATCGGTTACGTTGCCAACTCCGGCGCGATACTCAACACCAAGCACATCACATTCGACGGAACAGAGGGAGATTTCTATCTCTACTACACACTCGCCTACGACAGCTACTATGAATGGGCGCAGGCTTTCCAGAACTACCTCTGCAAACTTACAGACACCGAGGCGATGATTGCTGAGTACGACAAGGAGAACGTGCTCGACAATCAGAACCGCCCCTCTATGAGCCTGCTTAAAGAGAAAGGCATACCGTACTATGTAGTAGTTGCTCCTCAGGCTACGTTTGACACATTCGACGGAGACATCGACACCTCCACAAAGTTTGAGTGTACCCTCTACTACTTCCACCCGACATTGCCGTGGCGCTCATTCAAGGCAGAACACGTTCAGTGGCGCCGTCAGGGTACAACCTCGGCCAAGCGTCCTATCAAGAATGACCGCTTCTATCTGCGCAAGAACAGCGGATGGAAAGTAACTCCGCTTAACCCCGAATACACCAATGCGGACGCGCTCAAAACTTATGAGCTTTTTGATCTGGGCTATATCCGAATTGGAGTCAACACAATTCCTATTGCAATCATCACAGTCAAGGTTGACTACTCGGACTCTTCGATGGCAAATGACTGCGGTGTGTGTGATATGATGAACGCCACGTTCCGCGCCCTCGGCTCCAACTATATGACCCCGGCGCAGCGTGCGTTTGATGGCACATGGACTAAGAGCGGAGTAAAAGTGACCGACCTTGAAATGAACCACTCTACAGCCAATCACCCGATTGCGGCTTTCCGAGCTACGTCCGATTCTCTCGCTGACGCGTGGTTCCACGCCCGAGGCAATTGGAAAGAGGACAAAGGCGAGCAGGTAGCGCTTGGCTTCCAAGACACTCCCGGCTACAATCTCGGCTGCATGAATTACGGCTCGTTTATAGAGTTCTTCGGCAAGCCTCAATACGACAACTCTGGAAAGTACGTCGGCCAAGAAACTCTCGACCAAATTATGGCCCGATTCAAAACCACAGAGGGCCTTGACACAAGCAAGCCTTACATCCTCTCGCAGTACTGCGGACGTGACTATCGCGTAATGCGGTTCAGCGGTGGTGAGTGGGCACGCTCCACCGGCTCAATGAAGCAGGTAGGCGGCAAGTGGATTATCTCCGGCGATGTCCTCAACCCGGTAAGCGGTTTTGAACTTATCACCTACGATGCGATGGACTGGTTCATGGGGGTCGGCTCTGTTGATGATATGATGGCCCCTGTCAAAACCCAATCGTCGTGGGTCTCCAAACTCAACCTCGGCCAAGAGACATATCCGGCATGGACTCAGTATTTTGAGTGTATGGTGGATGATGACCAGCTTCAGGAAGACCTCGCTATGGGGCGCAAAGTTCCTTACGAACTTTACAACGTCCTCCAGTTCTGCGACTCCTGCGACTACTCCAAGGCAGAGCTTGCCGCCACATGGAAAAAGCTGTGGAGGGAGAACGCATGGCGATACATGAGCATACAGTCGCTCCTTGCCTACTATACGTTCACCGACTATCTCGCCGCCGTGGATCAGCAGGCGAAGAATATGCAGCCTATGTTCTTCCTCGAAGATGGCAGCTGGGTTGAGAATGGCGAATATCACTCGCCGTCCTCAATGGAGCCGCTACGCATGTACTTCAACAAAGTATATGACTGCGACACCTGCAACGGCAAGGATAACGATGGCGGCAACACGATTCCGGCAGAACTCAACCCCGAGGAAGATGACAAGTGCTATGCAGGACGTGGATCAATCCTCTGGAACAATCTGCGCCGTTGTGACAATCAGGAGATGATTGCTGACGCAAGCGGCAATGTCCTCACACTTCCCGGTGTTGTCGGCACTATGCGAAATCTCCCGGAAGTGGACGGCATCGGTGCCGGCCCGTTCTCGCCCAAAGGAGCGCAATACTACTTCGTGCAGAAGCGTATTGAGATGTGGCCGAAGGTCGTTTGCACCTTTGACTGCGAGCGCAAGTATATCAAGTATTCCGAGACCTACACAGACATCTACTATTACGCCCTGCATGGTTCGGGCCGTCAGTCTCTCCCTCGCTTCATAGAGCAGCGTTGGCGTGTGCGTGACGGTTACTATCAGACCGGCGACTTCAAGGATGCAAGCCACGTCCTCGGCGGTCGTATCGGAGCCAAGACAGGGGCGGTTATCCGCTTCCGTGCAGGAAAGTCCGGCTATTATGGCATCGGTAATGACGGCGGTAACGTAACGCAGGGGATGTATCTCAAAGCTGGAGAAGAAGGCGTTTTTACGGACTTCCAGCACGGCGATAACATCTTGCTCTACATCTACCAGGCCGACCAGATGAGTGAGATTGACCTCTCGCAGATTTCCATTGACCCGAACTTCCAGTTCTCGCAGATGAAACTCGCCGAGAAGATTGTGATTGGCTCGGATACACACAAAGATTTATGGCGACTCTCACCCGGCAATACGGGTTTTCTCACAAATATGAACCTCGGCGACCTGCCGTTCCTTCGCTACCTTGACGTGCGTACCACGGAGGTAACGACTATAAATGCCGCCAAGTGTCCACGTTTGGAGGAAGTGTATGCCAAAGGCTCCGACCTGTCAACAATCACGTTGGCTGAAACATCGCCTATCTTCACACTCCAGTTGCCGGCTACGATGACCGACCTCTCGTTTGTCAACCTCCCGAATCTTTCATATCCAGGCGGTTTGACAATCGAGGGCATGAGCAGCGTTATACGCCTTATGCTTGCAGGTTGTCCGAACATTGACCCGATGACACTCATCAACGGAATAGTGACCTCATCCAATGTGCGTTATATCCGACTGCCGGATGTTAACATCACTGCCCCCTCATCAATCCTTTACTCCCTGCAAAACAGCGGAGCGATAGGTCTTGACCCCAGCGGCCAAGCCTATGAGGAAAGCGGCAGATGTTCGGGTATCACCGGTCGATGGATTATGTCAGACCTCATCGAAGATTCCGCACTTGCTGCCTTTGGCAGATACTTCCCCCAACTAATCCTCCACAACTCGCAGTTCTCTATCATCAAATCGCAGAACGATGACAACGATGAATCGAACAAAATGACGAACCTCGACAATAATACCGGCCGAGACTTCAACACTCCATTTGTTCAGAGTGGCCACCTGCTTGCGATTGAGAAGGACACGCATACTTACAAGTGTACTTACAATGAAAAGCTCAACCGTATGGAGGGCGAGGAACTTGACGACAACGACTTCAACTTCTTTGCCGACGGCAGCTCCATTGACCTTACTGACAACGCTGGAGAGGGCTACGATATAATGTGGCATCTCTGCCATTGTTGGTACAAAGGCATCAACGACTACAAGAATCAGGCTATTTACTACGTATGGTCTCACTGCGTAAACGAGCCTATCAGCACCGCAAGCAAATGCGTGCGCAAAGCCATCGGCGACCTCCTCTATAAAGAGAACTGCGGTGTGTATGTCAATGATGCTTATGTAGGTACTGATGTGGATGATTCCATTTCAACTGCCGCAAATATGAATACCTATCGAATGGACGTTGAGGGAATGAAGCAGGTAAGATGGCCCGGTATCAATATGGCAAATCTCGGCGGTGTGTTCACTGATGAGAACGGCAAGGTTATCAAGACGTTCAAGATGTCAATCAGCAACGCTCAGTTTGATTTCGATGGCACGCGTGGGGATTATATCTTCACCGATGTTCCCGCAGGCGCCAAGTGGTTCTTCTTCACAACATTCATCGTAGTGGATCAGAATGCGGAGTGTATTGCAGTCGATTCAAGCAGCGTTGAGGCCATTGAGCCTGACTGGGTGGAGCATAAGGCGGCATCGGAAGAGGGCGTTGAATGCGAGGGAGATTCGCTCATAGGCAACTATCCTATCACAATGGATGCTCTAAGCCGTCCCCGCTCCGTTTCCTCAACAGGTTCAAGCCAACGCGGCACGGGTACATCAACAACGGCCGCATGGGAGTATGATGCAGACGGCAATCCAACAGCCATTCCTACCGGCACCCTCAACTACACGATGAAGGACTTCGAGAATCTTGCGTGGATGCGTGGCCCGGGATTCCAGCTCATCGACTACGAGCAGCACAAAGAAACCGCCATACTTTGGTGGTGTTGCCGAGGCCGACTTAATGAGCAGGCCGTGGTAGGCAATGGTCAGAGCGGCGGCCGACTCAATCAGCTCGACAACATAGGTATGCGCGATTCTACATACAACGGCAACAACTTCAACTCACTTATGGGCTTGAAAGCGTTTATCGGCTGTAACAACGACTGGATGACAAACATTGCTGTAAACGTGACCTCATACCTTGATTACAAAAAGCGTCGCGGTGTGGAGTTTGCAGATTTCCCCTTGAATCATATCGCCCATATCTACGACCCGATTTCAAAGACTGAGCGCACGCTCACGCTTCCCGACGGAAGTGGAGACAATGTTCTTCGACTTATTCACGGGCGGCGCTGTGACATCCTTCCGTCTCGCGTAGATCCTGGAGACCGCTCCAAGTATGTTACCGATTATTGCGCCGGATATTGGTACTCAAATTCGCGTAGCCGTGTCCTCTTGCGCTCCAGCAACAATGCGAACGCGAATTCGGGCTTCGCCTATGCGCTTGCGAATAAC